CTGCTATCAGAGCATATATTCCAGCATTGGGCTGAATGATTCAGTGGAGATGATAGAAAATCGGGTCAGGCGTAATTACGAAGAAGGGGCCAGAACGCCAGACGAACTGCTTGATGAATTCTATGGAGTCGCATGGGAGGAGGATCATGATGGGTGAATACGAAATATCCCAAAAGTACACTCTTGAAGATCTGAGGCAGACAGCAGCCAGGGAATACAGGCAGGAGCCAACCGGAAACTGGATACTTAACAGAAACGGCACCAGGAAACAAGAGACTATTGGCAAAGAATATGTTCCAACGAGAGTCGGAAAGATCGAGCTGCACGAATGGTGCAAGCTCATGGATGAGGCTGTCAGAAGTGCGGGGCTGAATACTCTCCTGTTTCAGATTGAGACATATGCCCGGCTGCATTTTGCCTGGCTCCATACTGATCAGGCAGTACACGAATATGCGATGAGCTGTCTTAGCAGCGGAGCATATAAGCACTGGAAAGATTTTAAGGAGGTAATGAATGAGCAGATGTAAATCATGCGGAGCTGAGATCATTTGGATCAAGATGGGAGCGGGTAAGTCAATGCCTTGTAATCCGGATCAGATAGTGTATTGGAGAAAACAAGGAGGGACGCAGAAAATCGTGACTCCGAACGGAGAAGTGGTAAGCGCAGAGATAGAAGGTGATCCAAACATGGCAACGGGTGTCGGATATATTTCTCATTTTGTAACGTGCCCTTTTTCCAATCAGCACCGCAGGAGGTGACTCATGAAAACTCATAACATCAAGATTCGGAAGAAATTCGCAGATGAGGTTATCGCCCATCGTAAGACTTTCGAGATCAGGAACAATGACAGGAATTATCAGAAAGGAGACATCATACGGTTTCAAGCTGTTGATAACAAGACTGGCGTGCCGATCGGACACAAGATCAATCACCAGAAATGGTGCATCACTTATCTTCTCTCCGGTTGGGGACTCGAACCCGGATATGTTGTCTTCTCGATAAAAGAGGTGACGAAATGATAGTAGGACTACTTCTCTCCGCTTCCATCGCGCTGACAGGCATAGGTCCTGATGGAATGGTTCATGAAGATGACACCGTAACAATATGCCAGGAATTAGCAGCGACGGAAACTGAAACAGAATGGCACTGGGATAGAACTTATGGATCTGATGATTGGTACATTGCTCATGTGATGATGGCAGAGGCTGGTTATACCAACAAAACGGAACGTAAGTATGTCGGATCCGTAGTGCTCAACCGAGTAGATGATGAGCGATTCCCAGGAACAATACAGGAAGTGATATCACAGCCCGGCCAGTACTCGACCTATTCTGATGGCCTTTTTTACATGACTGTCAACGGCTCATGGACGAGCTGCGACTACTGGAACCCTACGGACGAATGCTGGGCAGATGCAGAAGAACTGCTCGACCAGTGGTACCGAACAGGTGAGACGATGCTTGATGAATGTTATGTCTGGCAGAGCCGTGGATTACAGGGATCCGGAGGATTCCGATCCGAGTTCGGTCAATGGTTTGGATATTCATAAGGAGGAAAGCGAATGAGCAAATACAACAGCACGTATTTTAACTCAGAACGCTATTACGATCCAACAGCAGGTGCAGCATTATTATCAGTGATACGGTCAGAGAAAAAAAGATATGATCTCGTAATGCACGATATACCAGACCGGGATAAGCGAAAGGACACAGAATTTGCTCATATATTCGCTGATTTTTATGATCGCTCTCATGGTTTGAGGTCGAACGGAAAGAAAAGGCGGTTTGCAGATTATGCCTTCGTGTACGGGCATATACGGATATATCAATATTGCATGAATCATGTGAATGATAATGATTTCAGTATTGACGATGCGGTTAAACGGCTGAACTTAGGATCAGATAAAAAAGTGCAACAAGTATTCAACGGCAGAGGCATGATGGGAAAACTGATCAGGTGCTATAAGGACTGGAAACAGACAGGTCATTTTCAATGGGGACAGAAGGACGGAACATGAGAGTATATTGCGATGTTATTGAATGCGAGAACTGCAACAACGGTATCTGTGTGAATAAATTTGACACAGGAGAGGAAGCAATCAAACTTCACATGAACTGTATGGGTGAATTTATCTGTACGGATATGGATATACCAGAGGAGGAATTAAATCATGAAAATGGATGATTATAACAAGGCAAGAGATTTGGTGATCGAAATAGAAAAAATACAAGGTGAGATATACGACCTCAAAGATATTATCCGCTATGATACATCTCGCTGGTTAATGGAAGTACGACCGAATTCGGTGCAGTTACTAAAAAAAGTAAATCATTACGGATTGCTTCCAGAATTTCTTCAGGCCGTTTTGAGTAAACACCTTGAAGAACTGCATAAATTACAATCGGAGTTAGATAAATTATGAGCGTTGAAAATGGAAAGGTTTGTTATACCTGTAGACGTTGCATCAGGGAAAGAGATGAAAAAACATTACATACACATTGTTACTGCGTAATTGATAAAAGATATCTTAACTATGTAGAGGTTATGGGATTTTGGTGCAGACGATGGGCGAAAGAGAAGGAGGGCGAGTGATGACGAATCAAGAAGCGATCAGGCTTATACGAAATCATCCGACAATGGTCGAATTTCCTGATGCGTATGGAAAACCTTATTATGAAGCGGTCGATATGGCGATCTCCGCACTTCAGGAGAAGGATTCACTTATCGCAAGACTCAAAGCAGAGGCAATCAAGCGGAATGTGCAGTATATGAAATCTGGAGACAGATACCTTATCGGTTTTGTTGACGGCATGAGACTTGCCAGAAGCATTGTTGACGGTTCGATTGATGAGCCGAAATATGTATATCCTTCGGAGGGTACGAGTGATGGTTGAAAGTATCGATGCAAAAAAACCACATTCTGTGTCCGAGGTGATTTGTATTAGATGCGGTAAACGGTGGGTATCTGTCAGACCAGAGATAACATTGCTAAAGGAAATCGAATGTGAAAAATGCGGTGCAGGATATGTTATTGAAACCGGACAAATACTGGAAAATCAGGAGGACAGCGAATGAGCGCAGAAAACGGCAAGGTCTGTTGCAACTGCCGACACTGCATCAGGAGCCGGGATGAAAAGTATAACATCGTTGTCTGCCGATGCGAGGTGTTTGACAAGTATCTCAGCTATGCGGAGGTTATGGCGAGTTGCTGTAAGCGATGGGCGAAGAAGAAGGAGGAAGAAAGATGAAAACAGCACTGTGGGTCATAGCGATCTGCGAGGTCGTCAGGGCGTTGCAGAATATGGTACAGCTTCTGGCTCTCAGGAATGAAAAGGGCATGAGAGAAAACGCCTACCAAGAGTTTGTGACGTCATTACACATGAATGATCGGGAGTTCGTGAAGCGGATGCTTGAGGAATTCATGAGTCAGGAGGGCGAGTGATGATAAAAAACATTACACAAGAGAATTTTGGAACCCTTGCAATCTGCGCGATTCGCTACTGCCACGGACGGCAGACGTATATGCCTGATTTGGTACGAAATATTATTGCTCCGCACTTGCCTGATGTTAGCGATAAAGATTTGACGGTCATGATTGAGGATTGTGAGTTTCAAGAGCGAATGCATCTGTACGGAGATGAGCGGATCGACAAACCGGGATGGATAAGGTGGAAGGAACTATTGATTGCGGAGAAGAATCGGAGGGCGAGTGATGAGCGCAACTGTTGTAAAGTTATCAGAGTATAAACGAGACTGCAAAAACTGCGTTTACAGCGATGAAGATACCTGCACCTGTCCGAATGGGTGGTTTTTGGATGATAAAAACAGATGTGCGCAGTTCAAGCGGAAGCAAAAGCAGGATGGCGAATGATGACATACGAAGAAGCAAAGATGCAAATACAAGCTATCCCTGAAAAGATATGGGATCAGCTTTCTGAACCAGACAGAGAGGCTATGGAAATGGCTTTCTCTGCGCTAGAGAAGCAGATACCGCAGAAGCCTAAAAAGACAAAAGAACCGCGGTATGGCATGGGTTATACATACTATGATTGGATTTGCCCGACTTGCGGCAGAAAAATAGCGTTTGAGCCTGCTATAAGTGGAAAACACCACTGTATATGTGGTCAGGCGATCGATTGGGAGGATGGAAATGAGCAGACTCGATAAAGCAATAGCGGATGTTTCGTACATCATGGATGCTCTGATGGCTTATCGGAATATCATAGAATCAGGTTGTTGCAATGATTGCAGAATTGCGAAACCGTACTCATGCGAACATCTGCCGAAGCCGGGACAGCTTGTGAGATATAACTGTCCGTTTTATGAGCGAAAGGAGGACACCGATGTTAATGTTAAGTCTTGATGATGCCGTAAAGGTGGCGAAAGGGCTTATTGCCGATAATATGGATGATGAGATGATCATTCGTCAGGAGATGGAACAAAAGTGTTGGTTTCCACCAAGAACGGATACGGCGGCGGAGCGTTTGAATGATCTCATTTTTGACATAAACCCTGCTGAGATATGCACTCACATTCAGAAAGACAATCTCAAGGAATGGTGCGAGTTTATGCAGACCGAAATGAAAATGGCTATGGTTCAGTTGCCGAGTTGGGCGAAGGGGGACACCGATGAATGATCTAATCAGCAGACAGGCGGTATATGATGCTCTCGATAATATCAAAATTCCGGGGAATGCATCATGGTATCCATATTATCATCAAGCCATAGAATGATCTTGTTGGAAGAATGGAGGTGGTAAGGATGCCATCAAAACCGGTAGGTGAGATTACATGCCCGGTATGTGGGAAAGTATTCCACTGCTATTACGTTGATACATGGGCTTATGCAAGGGTATGGTACGGAAAGCAGTATATCATGTGTTCATGGATCTGCTTTAGGAAAAAGGAAGCGGAAATGGAAGAGAAAAAATCAAGACGCGGAAGGAAGAAAGGGGGGTGAGATGGACACAGTGCATAAACAGATGAATATCAGTATTGCGAAAGCGCTCGGTCCGGAGTCACAACTTCGGCAACTGATGGAAGAATGTGGTGAACTGATAACAGCTGCCAACAAAGTGATTCGCGTATACAAAAAGACCAGCACCGTCTTTGAGCGGGTAAAGGTTCGGCGTAACCTGATAGAGGAAGCTGGCGACGTGATTGTGATGCTCAATCAGATAATGCACCTCCTGAGCATCACGGATGCTGAATTGTCTGAGATCATGGAAATGAAGGTTGACCGGACATGGCAGAGAGTCGCTGCAGAAAAAGGATGGGAATCATGTGGATCAGATGTCAGAGATGCGGAAAAAAGCTGACAGATCCGGAGTCAAAGGTAAGAGGCTATGGCCCGGAGTGTTGGAGCACAATGACAGGTGAAAGTACTGTCGGCGCGATACCAGGCCAGATCACATTGTATGATATACTTAGAGGGGAGGAAAAAGAGAATGAAACAGTTGATGAAATGCCCGATCTGCGGGAAGGTGTTCACGGATCCACCCGCACTCTCCCGCAAGGATAATAAGACGCAGATCTGTCCTGAGTGCGGGATCAATGAGGCTCTTGAGGCTTTTTATGAAGCTGACGGCAGGTCTACGGAAGAACTGGAAGAAGCGAAGGCAACCATTCATGAGATGTTGGCGAATAAGCCAGGACATGGAGCATAACTGTGGGAGACAAAAAGAAAGACTGGAAGCTGCATAACACAAGACTCCTGCTAAAGCACTACCGCGATCTGAAGGACAGGTGCAATAAGGGTGTCTATGACAGCCGGATGCTGGATCAGCGTACCCGTTTCGAACAGATCGAGGATCTGATGCAGGGACGGGATGATGACATAATCCTGGATTCAACGTATCGGTCTATCCTCAGGACGCGCACGATGGTCGCTGACATAGAGGCAATGATGAAGGCATATAAGGCCGAAGCCCAGCGCGGATCTGACACGGAAAAAAGACGGGCACAGGTGATCTTCTGGTTTTATATCGCAAAGAAGCGAATGAATACAGGACAGCTGGCACAGAAGTTCGGAGTCTCCCGCAGGCAGATCCAGATAGATCTCAGGGAGGCCGAAGCACACCTTTCAGCAAAATACTTTGGTGCCGACGGGCTTCGTTTTTTATCCGGCGAGGTCGCTGATTCTGCGAATAAATGATGTATTATTTATAATACCTGCAATTCGCTATTGACTTCGTTTTCAAAATTGCGTATGTTAAAGGGGATGAAGTTTGATCATGCTTGCCACATGATAAGACCTGAAAGGGCTCTGGTTCACCAGGGCCCTTTTACTATGTCTTGGAAAGGAAGTGTAAAGAAGCAGCGGCGTACTCCTTCGGAATTAGTCAATGTTTAGTCAATGTTTAGTCGAAGGAGGAACGAATGGAACGACTAAAAGAAAGGTTCAAGTCCAAACCGCAGCTCTATTACACACTGTCTATAGCAGCCTCATGGGCCGGCGCCGGTTCCCTGATGAATTCAACCACTCTCGCAAACACACTCGGCGTGATTCCGGCAGCAATCTGGTGCCTGTTCAATACACTGGCATGCATAGTGTTCGGGTTGATTATATGGTATATGCCGACAGTACGCAGGGTCATGGCTACAAAGCTCTGCCGGTTTATCCTGGCGGCGTTCAGCATCTTCCAGATATGGTTGTGTATGACAGCATTGCATGATGCATGGGAAGGCATAACCGGAAACTTCTGGGCAATGATGATAACATACGGGTTCACTATTGGATTTGTACTCGTGCTCCTGACAAGGGGGATAATAGCAAACATTCTTACAGATAATGGTGGGATGTGGATCATATACGCGCTTGTCCTGCTTCTCTCCATCGTGTCACTGGTTGCCACACAGGGAAACTTCAACCAGCTCTCGCTCGGCCTGAATGCCAGTGCCATTGGCCAGGGGCTGTACAAAGGGTTCCTTCTGTTGCCAGGACCGTTCACGTATCCGTATTTCTTCAAGTTGATCGATTACAACGAGAAGAATGACGAGAAAGTATCGCAGTGCGATATCACAAGGGCTTTTGTCGGCGGTGGGATTGCATTCGGCATTTACCTGATCTTCGCATTCAGCCTGATCTTCACCAGTATCTCACCGGTGCTGGAAGTGGCAAAAGCCGTACTGCTCTCTGCCCTTGCGATCAGTTCTCTCTCATCTTTCATCTATTCGGAATACGCCGTGTTCGGAAGCACGCTGGGATTTCTCATAAATGGGATAGCGACAGCCTTCTGGATCTTCGTCGCACCGCTCGGCGTGATGGGAGTATGGACCTTGATGGCTGAGAGTCGGATCTACCTCATCTGCGGTATGCTGGCGGTTGCGCTCGGCATGAAACTGGCAGAGAACGGAAAGGCGGTGAGCGCATGAAGATCGTGCTTGGCCGCAAACAAAGCCTCAGGCCGGAAGATGAGGAAAAGGTATGGGACGTATTCACCAACATTGAAGAATATGTGACAGAGGAAGAATGTGAAGAATATGCGCAGAAGGCAATCGACCACATCCATGAGGTGACATCATCGAAGAAAGCAGGGTATTCATGGAGCGGCGGGAAAGACTCTCTCGTCCTCTCAGATATCTGCAGGCGCGCAGGGATCACGGAATGCCAGTGCCTTATCACAGACTGCGAGTTCCCCGCATGGAAAGAATGGATGGAGAAGAACGCTCCGGAAGGATGCGAGATCAAATATGTCGGCTTCGGCCTTGACTTCCTGAAGGATCACCCGGAGCTGATCTTTGCGAAGGGAAAGACCAAGCAGGTATGGAACCGCCTTGTGCAGCGCCGGCACTTCCACTCCTTTATGCGTGAGAAAGGCTTTGACGTGCTCTGCATTGGGCACAGGACGATAGACGGGAACTTCTGCGGAAAGGACGGACTGGTAGTAAGGAAAGCCACAGGAAAGACACTGATGGCGCCACTCCACGACTGGCCGCATGAAGTCCTTTTTGCATATATGCACTACCACGGAATCGAGATGCCTTTTATCTATCACTGGTACCGGGGCTTCTATGAAGGAACGCACTGGTGGCCATACAGATACGCAGATTCAGTGGAAGCTGGCTATAAGGAAGTCTACGATATCGACCCATCCGTAGTCCGGGCGGCAGCAACCGTAATACCGAGTGCGAAAGCATTCCTCGACAGTATCGGAGAGGAGGTAGAAGCATGAAGGTCATCAAAGTAAAGCTGGCAGCGCTGACCCCCTCTGACATCAATATCCGGATGCACCCGGCCAGGCAGATTAAGGAGTATATCCGATCCGTCCAGATGTTTGGCCAGATCAGGCCGATCGTAATTGATGAGAACAACGTCATCATTGCAGGGAACGGCCTATACACTGCCATGAAGGAAATGGGGCTTGATTCTGCGGAATGCTATCAGGTGAAAGACCTGACGAAAAAGCAGAAAGAAAAGCTGATGCTTGCCGACAATAAGGTTTATGAGCTTGGTGCGATGGATAACAGCGCATTCGACAAGATCCTCAAAGACCTTGAAGGCGACCTGGATGTGCCGGGCTGGGATGAAGACCTCCTGAGGACAATTACAGCCTCCGCAAATCAGGTGGCAGAGGAAATCAATTCCTACGGAACGTTCGACGAAAGGACGACTGAGCCTATCAGGAAAAACGAAGAAAGGCGGGAAGGTACGGAAGTGCTCACGACTGAGCCGTTTGAACAGACGGAACAGCCGCCAGAAGCAGCCCATGCGCCCTCGCAGGAAACAACACAGCCTGCGGAACAGGGACGCTATATCGTCTGCCCGAAATGCGGTGAGAAGATATGGCTGTGAGGACGATAGAAGACAAGATGCATACCGTTCTTGATGCCGCAAAGGTCCGGATCCGTAACGCATTCAGCAATGGGATCAAGGTCTATATGGCATTCTCCAGCGGAAAAGATTCTCTCGTGATGTCTGATTTGGTATATCAGATGATTCTTTCCGGAGAGATCGACAAGAAACTTCTCACGGTTATATTCGTGGACGAGGAAGGGCTTTACAGATCCATGGTGGATGCTGCCGAAAGATGGCAGCGGAAATTCGAGGGCGTTGGAGTGCCATTCAAGTGGATGTGCCTGCCGTTTAAGCAGGTATCCGTAATCGACCACCTTTCATCTTCCGAAAGCTGGATCACCTTCGAGCCAGGAAAAGAAGATGTCTGGATCAGAAAACCTCCAAAAGGAGCAGTAACGAACAGCCCGTACCTGAAATACCCAGGCCAGATGAATTACCAGTCATTCAACCAGGCTGCTTTTGCGGATGGGATCATGATGGTAGGGGTCAGGACACAGGAATCCGTGCAGAGGCTCCATGCCGTTGCAGCCGTGGCAAAATCAAAGCTCCGGCCCGGCGGTCTGTTCTACCCGATCTATGATTGGACGGATAATGACATCTGGCTGTATATCAAGGAGCATAACCTTGAATTTCCGGAGATCTACATGAGGCTGTATGAAGCCGGATGCGGAAGGCATGACCTGAGGCTGTGCGCTTTCTTCGGCGATAACGGGACACGGGGGCTTCGGTGGATTGCACAGACGGATCCGGAGCTCTGGGAGAAGATAGAAAGGCGGGAACCAAACGCCTACCTTGTCCTTCTGTACTGGGATTCTGAAATGTTCAGACGGTCTACATCACATCGCCGTGAGCTGGAGAAAGACCAGGAGAAGAAAGATTATAAGGCGCTGTGTAAAGATATGCTCTACCTGCACCCTGAGCGATACACCATCCCGCCTGACACAAAGAAAAACCTCTCCGCATGGAAAAGCTGGTTTGTCCAGTCATATGGATTTGCTACACAGAAAGAGTACAAGGAATTCTATGAAGGCCTGCTTTACGGGGATCCAAAAAGACGTGTGCTGCGTGGGCTGTGGACGAAAACCTTTATCCAGGCCCATAAGGACATGAGGAAGGAGGCGGGTACGAATGTCTGAAAAAGTTGACCTGTTCGCTCCTCTCTCGTCTCTCGAATGGGTGCCGGTGGAAAAGCTCCATGCCAATGGATGGAACCCGAACAAGGTGTCATCGCAAAACATGCAGCTGCTCATACAGTCCATTCTCACGAATGGCTGGACGCTCCCGATCGTAGTGAAGCCGGATTATACGATTATCGACGGATTCCACAGATGGACTGTGGCACAAAGGGAACCGCTGCGCACAAAGCTCGGCGGGAAAGTCCCTGTCGTAATCGTGGATCATCACGGAGACACGGACGCGGATGTGTACGGAACCATTACACATAATCGGGCAAGGGGAACACACCTTCTGGAACCGATGAAGGCAATCGTCCAGAACCTCATTAAGGACGGAAAGACGGTAAAGGAGATCGGGAAACAGCTCGGTATGAAGCCGGAGGAGATCTTCAGACTGTCAGGATTCACGCGTGAGGAATTCTTGGACATGATGACAAAGGACGGAGACAGATACAGCAATGCAAAGATAATCGTGAAAGTCTGATGTCACATACAATAAGTTACATTAAACCACGGACGGCGCGGTGGCGGTCGCGGCCTCTCTCCTGCCGAATCCGAAACAAGTCAAGAAGGAGGAAAGGAGGGCATGTGTGAAGACCGCAGAAGCGATGAGCGCAAACGCGCCGAGAAGATGTATCTTGAGAGCGGCGGCAAGAAGAAACTTGTCGACATTGCGGCTGAACTCCAGCTCCCCGACCTCAAGATACGCAAGTGGAAAAGCCTGGATAAATGGGACAGCAAATTAACTTTTCATGATTCACCTCCTGAGATGGAACGTTCCACTGGAAAGCCGAAAGGAAAGAAGGTGGAACGTTCCACAAAAAACAAGAAGGCGACGATTGCTCTGAACGTCAATGGATCCCCGAAAAAGACCGGGAAAAAGATTGGTGCTCCGAAGGGCAATAAGAATGCCGTTGGAAATAGAGGTAACCCGGATCCGCGCAGGAACGCACTGAAACATGGCGTGTACGCGGATCCTTTTTGGGGCTGCCTCATGGATGGTGAAGATGCCATTGTCGAACAAACGCCGACAGAGCTGGAAGACCTATACCGGGAGCAGATCAAGATGTTCCGCGTCAGGGAATACCGGATCATGTCGAGAATAAAGGAACTAAAGGAGGGCCAGAAGATCATCATTGAGTCGATTACGAAGGATGAAGAAAAGCGATCTTTCGAGACTGAGGAAGACGAGCTGGCTTACAAAATGGCCATACAGGAAAAGATCGACAAAGGCGACAGGCTTCCGGGTGAGAGGTTCCATCTCGTCACGAATACACGCAGCGTCGATGATGTCCTGCAGAGATGGGAAAAGGAACTGTCAACGGTTCAGCGCTCCCGCGCTGATGTCGAAGCGAAGCTTGCTGCTCTTCTGCTTGAGAAGGACAAGATCGCCGGCGGATCAGATGAAGACCTGATGGCGCTCTATCTTGCAGGCCTGAGGAAAGCGAGGGGTGAAGATGAAAATCAATCCTGAGGACGCGATCCTTTTAAGTCAGGCTATACCGAGCTGGGTGAAGGATCCGGAGCTTTTCTGTAAGCAGGCTCTGCTCTTCTCTCCCGATGATTGGCAAAAGGACATTCTGAAAGACCTGAACACGCCAGGCGTCAACAGAATCACGGTAAAGTCCGGTCAGGGTGTCGGCAAGACCGGCACGGTGGCCTGCTGTGCGCTCTGGTTCCTGTTCTCTTATGAGAACTCCAGAGTCGTTGCCACTGCCCCAACGATGCGGCAGCTCAACGACGTCCTCTGGCCAGAGATCAGTAAATGGATGGGGAACAGCCCGATCCTGAAGCGTCTCATGAAATGGACAAAGACCTACGTCTATGTGAATGGCGCTGAAAGCCGATGGTTTGCGGTCGCAAGGACAGCAACTAAGGCTGAGAACATGCAGGGCTTCCATGAAGAGAACATGCTTTTCATCGTGGACGAGGCTTCCGGTGTTGACGAGCAGATCATGGAGGCAATCCTCGGAACACTTTCTGGTGTGAACAATAAGCTGCTCCTGACCGGAAACCCGACACGAACGTCAGGGACATTCTATGACAGCCATACCAGAGACCGGGCGCTATATAAATGCTATACGGTATCGTCCGAGGACAGCCCGAGGACAAACAAGGAAAACATTGAGGCACTGATACGGAAGTATGGCAGGGAATCGAACGTGGTGAAAGTCAGAGTCCTCGGAGAATTCCCATCTCAGGAGGACGATGTTTTTATCCCGCTTTCCTTGATTGAGCAATGCACGTCAAGAACATACGAGTTGCCACCGGATAAAGAGATGCCGTTCGTGATCCTTGGCTGTGACGTTGCCAGATTCGGAGACGATGAAACGATCATCTTCCGAAACATGAGGGGCCGATGCCAGCTCGTGAAGAAACGGCGTGGTCAGGATCTCATGAGCACAGTCGGCGATCTCGTTGCCGAATACAGAAGGATCTATGAGGAACACAAAGACTTCTTCGGCAAAACATATATACAGATCGATGACACCGGCCTCGGAGGCGGCGTTACGGACCGACTTAAGGAAGTCAAGAAGGAGCAAAAGCTGTATAAGATGGTGATCATACCGATCAATGCAGCGGAAAAGATTGAGACTGACACCCAGATGGGGAAGGCCTCTGCAGAGCACTACAACAATCTGACAACGGACATGTGGGCGACGATGCGGGATCATCTCGAGGCCAAAACGATCGAGATATCCGACGATGAAGAAACAGTCGCACAGCTTGCCAGCAGAAAATACCGCATGGCTTCCAATGGGAAGCTGGAAATCGAACCGAAAAGCGATATGAAGAAGCGCGGCCTTGACTCCCCGGACAGGGCTGACGCTCTTTCTTTATGCCTGTACCTGGGCAAGATCAAGAAACATACCGGCGTAGCTCCAGGAGCTGATGCAATCAATGCACTCAGCAAAGAGAACTACTGGGGATCAAGCGGATAAGGAGGTGAGAACGATAGCGAAAGAATATGGACGCATAGGCCAGCGCCGGTGGGAAGGAGTCTTCTCCGAGGAATTTCTTCCGGAACTGAACGGCCTGAAGGGAATCAAGGTCTATAAGGAGATGGCGTCAAATGACGATACTGTCGGCTCGATCCTCTTTGCGATTAAGATGTTGATCCGGCACGTCACATGGAGTGTGGAGCCTGGCGGCAGCGGATCCAAGGACGAGGAAGCGGCTGAGTTCATCGAGGGCTGCATGGACGACATGGCCAACACATGGACAGATACGATCTCTGAGATCCTGTCATTCCTGACCTATGGATGGAGCTATCACGAAATCTGCTATAAGCGGAGGAATGGGAAAAACCGTAACCGGGAGCTGAACAGCAAATACACGGACGGCCTGATCGGTTGGTCAAAGCTCCCGATCCGGTCACAGGACACGCTTTACAGATGGGAATATGACGAAAACGACAACCTGATCGGCATGACACAGCAGCCGCCGCCATCTTATGAACTGCTGACGATCCCGATCACCAAAGCAATGCTTTTCCGAACGGAAAGCTCAAAGGATAATCCGGAAGGCCGGTCGATCCTGCGCAATGCATACCGAAGCTGGTATTTTAAGCGCCGCATGCAGGAAATTGAGGCAATCGGCATTGAGCGTGATCTTGCTGGTCTTCCGATCATCTATGTTCCTGATGAACTTCAGATCTTCGATGAAGATGACAAGGAAGCGCAGAAGATCTACGCTGCGCTCGTCACGATGGTGAAGAACATCAGGAGAAATGAGTTTGAAGGCCTCGTGCTTCCAAGTTCCTATAAAGCTGAACTGCTCTCTTCCGGCGGATCCAGGCAGTTTGACACATCGGGCGTAATCACAAGGTATTCAACCGCAATCGCCCAGACGGTCATGGCCGACTTCATCCAGCTTGGGCATGAGGCGGTCGGATCCTTCGCGCTCAGTTCTGACAAGACACAGATGTTCGGCATGGCAATATCCTCATTCCTGGATATCATCTGCGAGACGTTCAACAATCAGGCCATCCCGGCACTGATCGATCTGAACGGATCGCACTTCGCCGGCATCGAGGACTATCCGATTCTGACCCATGCAGACGTCAGCGACAGGAACCTGACAGAGCTGTCAACATTCCTGAAGGATATGGTCACAACTGGCATCATCATACCGGACGAACAGCTTGAAGATTACGTCCGTGAAAGCGCAAATCTTCCGGAGCGCACGGACCTTCCTGACATAAGGGAAGAAGATCCGATAAGGCAGGAGGCCCGTAGAACCCCGCAAAATGACCAGAGACGCAGTTCAGGCTCTTCTACGGTAGATTCTGAGGGTAACGAAGAAGAGGCTGAAGGCGGGGCCGGAGGAGCGCCTAAAGACAAACCGGGCAAACCAAAGAATGATATGGAGGACGATATCTAATGTGGGTTAAGATCAACCCTCAGAGAAGACACCTAAAAATCAGGAAGAGCGCCGAGAGCCAGAGAGTTCTCGACGCTCTTAATGCTTATGTCGATGACAACTCAAACGAGCCTATGAAGTGGCTCGTGTCCATGTGGCAGGATCAACAGAACGCCTTCGGATACGAACAGCTCCGTCAGATCGTTCTGGATGAAATCAGCCCACAGGCGATCTTCGATAAATGGTTCCAGGACTATAGCGGTTTCATCAGAGAAAAGATGACGCCGCTCTGGCGCCAGGGAATCGCTGCCGGCGCTTATTCCCATCCGAGGATCCAGGCACTGCAGGCCGAAGGCTTCAAAGTCGTGACGTCATCTGCGAACGTCAGGAGCTGGCTTCTCGATCGGACTGCCGAGCTTGTCACGAACTGCACGAACAATCAGATAGAGTCACTTCGGTACATTATCGCAGAGGCCCGCTCTAAAGGCCTCTCAAGCGATGAGACTGCCAGATACATTAGACCTACAATCGGTCTCACGCGCCAGCAAGCAGGGGCAAATATGAAGCTCTACGAGAGCACCAAGGCCCAGCTCCGCAAAGATCATCCGCGCATGACCGATGAATCAATCGAGAGGAAGGCCCGTGACATCGCTGCAAAGGACGCTGCGAAGAAACAGCGCACCAGAGCCGTAACCATAGCCAGGACAGAAAACGCCTATGCCTACAACTACGGTAATGACGAGGCGATCAAGCAGGCAGAAGCTGCAGGCCTGATGCCCCACATGGTTCCGTACTGGTCTACTTCCCACTCTGGCAACGTCTGCCCGGTCTGCGAAGAACTGGAAGGAATGCCGATTGATGAGGGATCAGGAGAGTTTTCAGTCACGTGGCATAACAGGGATTACACCTGTGAGCTTCCTCCGATGCATCCACGCTGCATGTGTGCGGTTGAATACAGAGAGGAATCTGAAGAAATCTCACCTGTTTCAGGAGATGACATGGTTGATAATTCTCCCGGAAATGATAGAATGGATACAGGTGAAGATGACGAAACATTCGAACCTGATACAGTATCGATCCCAGACACTTTAATTCACAGGTCTCTCGGTGCTGCGGCGCGCAATTATAGCATCATTGATCCAGAGTCAGGAGAAGAATTTAAATTCGTTGATGGATCAAAGATACAGAATTCGGAAGTGTTTGCCGGGCATGGAACGAAGCATCCGCTTTATGAAGAAGTCGCACAAGGACTTTCAGAACAAATAGGAGGCGATCCACAGAAGTGGCAGCACTGTAAAGGCATCGGGCATATAGATGTTGATGGGGAAGACATCAAGGCAGAAGTACATTGGTTCCAAGAAGCATCAGTCGGAAAACACAAGTTCAAAATAAAGAAGTGGTTGGATGATGAAAGTTAAGTGGAATGGAAAAACAGAGTTTCTTGTTCTGACGAATGGAAAGATCTACGATGTTTTATCTGTAGAGAAAGGCTGGTATCGTATTGTAGATGATAGCGGCTCAGATTACTTGTATCCACCAAACAATTTCACGATCATAACAGATTAAACCGTCGGTCAACAGCCGGCGGTTTTTTCATGCCAAAATGGAGGTAAATACCGATGAAATCATTTGATGAACTGACTGGGAGAGCCAGGGAACGGCCTAATGAATCTGTGGTCAAATCCAAATTCAAGGTAACCAAGTCCAATGAGGACAAGATGCTTGCTTTTGGATGGGCGAACGTGTCCATAGATCGAGCCGGCAATCAGGTTGAAGACTGGCAGGGCGACATGATCGACCCTGAAGATCTCGAAGAGGCCGCATACCAGTTCGTGAAGCTCTACCGCGAAGGTGGTGAGATGCATGAGCGCGGCGGCGTGGCCACCATGATCGAGAGCGTTGTCTTCACTGAAGAAAAAATGCAGGCGATGGGGATCCCTCCGGGAACGCTCCCGATTGGCTGGTGGATTGGATTCCAGGTCACCGATCCTGATGTATGGGAGAAGGTGAAGGACGGAACTTATTCCATGTTCAGCATAGAAGGAACTGCCGAAAGGATGGACGATTCCGAAGAAGCCGATGAATGATCGGCATGAATACGGTAAAGAGCACCCGGAAGGGTGCTTTTTTGATGCCCAGAAGAAAGGAGGTTACGAAAGGATTGGCCAAGAAACTCAAAAACCTAAAGATCCATAAGGTCGATTTTGTCGACGAGGGAGCGAACCAGCTTGCAGACATCAATCTGTTTAAGCGGAAGGATCCTGATGATAAACCACAGGAAAACCTGTTTAAGAGGTTCGCCAAATGGCTGAAGGGCGAAGGCATGGACGATGCACAGATCGAGGCTGAGATCCAGAAAGCGGCTGTTTCGTTTAACGAGCAGATTGCAGTCAGGAACTCAGAGCAGATCGATTCCGAAATATGGAATGCCACCAGTGCTCTCCGGTCTTCTCTGTATTCCATCGTGGTGGATACGGATATGGACGCATCGAATAAGCCTGCGGCGATGACGGAGTCCGTCAACCAGTTCGCGGCAGCCATGCAGGAATATATCCCGAAATGGTGCGCAGGCCAGACAGCAATCGCCAAAAGCGCGGATAATGACACGCTGGCAGGGATGGAAGCTGAGTACCAGGCCCTTGGAGAACTGATCGGAAAGCTGAAATCCGAAGATGATGAGGACGAAGACGACGACAAAATCAAAGAAGATGACGATAGCAATGTCAAGAAAGGAGAACTTGAGGAAATGCTTAAGATCGACAAAAGCAAAATGACACCCGAAGAGGTGGCTGCATACGAAGAGATCGTCAAAAAGTATGCAGTAGACGAACCTGACGAGGCTCAGGCAGCGGATCCGGTTCCGGAGGAAATCACTGTGGACAAGTCGAAGGACAATGTCCAGGAAGCTTGCGCAGTTCTGGTAGAGCCTGTCGAGTCTGAGGTCGTGAAGGCTCTCAAGGCCCAGATCGAGGAGACGAGGAAGTCACTCGACGCGATGAAGGACGAAGCGCTGACCAAGGAAGTGACTGAGGTCGCGAAGAAGTACATCCCGCTCGGCAAGAAGGTTGAGGAGCTTGTCCCGGTCCTGAAGCAGATGAAGGCCGGCGGCGAGGAGCTCTATAACAACTTTGTCGCACTGCTCGACCAGCAGCTCGACATCCAGAAGAGCTCCGGGATCTTCACCGAGTTTGGCAAGAGCACGACCGGCGATGCGACCGGCGATCCGGAGAAGATGTGGATCGCGAAAGCGAGGGAGCTCATGAAGACCAGAACTGACCTTTCGCTCCAGCAGGCCATGGACGAGGTCGCACTCAACGATGATGAGCTTCGCGCTCAGATCGACCAGTAAGGAAGGAGGAACCTGATTATGGCTACTTACGAATACGCTCAGATCAATGAGAGCCCGACAATCAAGCTTAAGGCTGCGAGTGCGCTCACTGCCCCGAAGGCTCTTGCCCTCGCTCTCGGTGCTTCCGGAGTCGCGCTTCCGTCTGCGGGAGCTGCCTGCGTCGGCATTGCGCTGATCAGCAATCCGGATTCCGTCGCTTCTGGCGGCGATGTTGATATCCAGATCAAGGATATCGGCCTGTGGGAAGCGTCCGCAGCGATCACTGCTGGTGCGCTCCTGGCAACTACGGCAGCTGGCAAGGCTGTCACGGCAACCGCTGGAGATTATATCATCGCCCGTGCGCTGGAAGCAGCCACCGCTGCCGGTGATCTGATCCAGGTTCAGATCGTGAACGCTGGCGCTACCGTTCCTGCATCGTAATAGATCTATCAGAAAGGAGATAAACAATGGGACAGAGACCTATGCATGCTACTGCGGCCGGGGTTGAACTCGACATCGCAAAGGGCTGGAAACCGAATCTGTATCTGACAAACATGGCTATTGCCCACTTCCAGGAGCCGTCATTCTATGTCGCGCCGGACATCTTCCCGATCCTTCCGGTTCCGACCAGCTCCGGTAACTACTATGTATTCAACAAGGCTGAGCTTGCTCTCGACCAGGTTAAGAAAAAGCCCGCCTTCGGAAAGGTCGCCCCGGCGGTCTTCAGCCACTCGGAGGAAACCTATTCCGTGGGCGTTGACCAGGTGATCATCGGTGTTGACCAGATCGCGGCTCTGAACTATCAGAGATCCGGCGCTCCGGCAACGATCGATCCGCGCCGTGCGAAGACCCGTCTGCTGGCAGAGCAGATGAAGATCCATCTGGACCATGTGTTCGCGGACGGATTCTTCAAAAGCTCCGCATGGACGAACGTCAAGACCGGTGTCGCGGCTTCCCCGTCCACGAACCAGTTCCTGCAGTTCAACGATGCGAATTCCGACATCATCGGATATTTCGATCAGCTGAAGAGGGATATGCTTCTGAACGGAAGAAGGCTTCCGAACAGGCTGACGCTCGGCTATGACGTCTTCGTGGCGATCAAGAACCATGCGCAGTTCCTGGAGAGAGTCACCGGATCCGGATCCACCCCGAACCCGGCGCTTGTCAACGAGCAGGTCATCGCTGCTGTCCTCGGCATCGAGGAAGTCAAGGTTCTGTACGGAACCCGCAACACTGCAGCGCTCGGCCAGTCGGCAAGCATGGCGTTCAACTTCAACAGCCGTGACGCCCTGCTGACCTACTGCCCGAAGACCCCGTCACTTGAGGAGCCGTCTGCCGGCTACATCATCACATGGGATATGCTCGGAAACGGCAGCTTCATGACCACTGATGCATTTGAGGGAGAACCCGGCACGCATTCCGAATTCGTGGAAGGCCTGATGGCAACCGCGATGAAGAAGACCTGCGATGACCTGGCCTTCTATCTGTATCAGGCTGTCGCCGCGTCATAAGGAGGACTCACATGGCCTACATTGTAAAGAGGCCGATCAACCTCAACGGCAAGCGTAGGCTGATCGGTGAGATCATTCAGGATGATGAGATCACTCAGGGTGCCATCATCCGGACCGGCATGGTCAAGAAGATCGAAGAGACTGAGGAACCTTTGGCAATGAATGCTCCGGAAGTCGGGCAGGAGGAAACTCCTGCCCTTCAGCCGAAGAAGAAGAGCCGCAAGAAGGCAAAAACGGAGGACGGAGGTGATGCCTGATGGCGTACACCTACACGCCCTCTAATGTTGCCACCTACGGCCCTGACAGGATGCGGTTTGAACTGGGGGACACAATAGTCGAGGGAGGGGTAGAAACCTGCGCATTGTGCGATGAAGAGTACAGTGCGGTGCTCTCCGATCTGTCCTCCAGTCCATCTCCAAAGCAGTGGAAGAAGCATAAGCTCAGATGCCTCGAGGCCGTCATGCGGAAGTTTGCTTATGAGCCTGATCAGAAGATCGGGCCGATGGACATCAAGTTTGGCGACAGGGCAAAGCTCTGGAAGCAGATGTATGACGACCTTAGGTCTGAGCTTGGCACCACAGCCGCTTCCGCATCCGCTATTGCGGTACTGGCACAGAACCCCGCCACATCGGCGATCACGCCTCCGTACTTCTACAACGGGATGATGAGCCATGAAGAAGCGGAGGGCACTGACATATGATTCATCAGACGAGATTGTTCCTCAGGCCCGGAAACCTCTGGAAGACGTTTGACGTCTCCAGGAATGTAACAACGAACCAGATGGGCTATCCTGTGAGCGGGTATCAGAAGACTGGCGAACAGGTGACCGGAGTGATCTCACAGGCCGATACCAATCAGGCAGAGCGTACAAAGCACCTGTGGGATCAGGATCAGCACTCTCTTTCCCATACGCTTGTCGTGAGGGGAAGACACGACCTGCGGAAAGGTGATCTTCTGGCTTCTACGGAAGATAACCCGAAAGCCTATCTGGTTCTGGCAACTGATGACCCGGCAAGTCTCGGCATTGCGGGGCTTGTCTATCTGGAAGAAAGGAATGACCTGAAAGGATGAGTCCTGAAGCAGCTGCGGTTGCAATCGTGCAGGTTGTGAAAGATCAGGTTACTGACGTTAACACGCAGGTCGCCGTAAGGCTTCCGAGAGCGGCTAACGCACTTCGCAACTCGGAGCTGAAGGTGCTTGCCAATCCGAGCCCATCAGCCCCCGGTAGTCCTCCCGGCGTAAGGTCCGGTGACCTGAGAAGGAACTGGACGATGTTCTATGGCGGCAACACCTTCGGGATTGAAGCCGGTATGGGATATGCCGGTTATCTGGAGAACGGCACAAGCAAAATGGCGGCAAGGCCATTCGTTGACAAGATCCAGGAACAGGCAATTCCGCAGATCCGATCCATCTTCCAGGAAATAGGGGGATGATATGGCGATTATCATTACTGAATCAAAGACGACGATCAATACCGAAGAGATTACGCGTGGGACGCTGATCTGGGCGAAGCATTCCTCATGGGATGCTGGCATCTGCGGTATCGTATCCGGCGTAACGGAGGAGAAGATCACCGTCCGGTATTTTCCCTCTGTGCAGAACGTCCAGAACCACTATGAAATCCCGGCATCGGAACTGTCCGGCGATAAACCGGAATGGCAGGTCCGCTACTCTTCTGACGGGCTTGTTACTGTTATCGAGTTCAATATCGAGCCTGATCCGGACGATGATGGCGAGGGATAAGGAGGATAGATGGACTTTAACCAGTTGATTTACTCCAGACTCGCAGCAAATGCGTCTCTTGTCGCCAAACTGGCGACATTCGATAAACAGCCGGCAATCTTCTGTCAGGAATTTCCTGCAGACCAGCAGCCGGGATGGAGTGGGAAGGTCGAATATCCGAGGATCGACTATCAGGTTGACATGATGGCAGACCCGCAGAGGGCTTCATCAGGTCTTCTCAGATGCCTGATCTATACGGAAAAGAATCCGCTCATTGCAGAGCAGATTGAAGCACAAGTAAGAAGGAGCCTTGGAGATGTGCTGATGAAGCCGTCAGATAAGGCTCCTTTGTGCGTTGCATGGTCCAGAACAGACGCCTATCAGTATGAAGGCTCTGCGGTTCTGGTAAAGGAAGTGGATTTCGATGTTCTGGAATACCCGGATCAGGAAACCACGGATCCGGATCCGATCCTGTCCATGTCCAGTTACATTAAGTCGCTCTTCGGCGATAGCAGCATAGTGCTCGGCGTTGATAAGGTTGGCGACTTCACAAACACAGCTGAAAAGCCGGTCTGGTATTGCAGGCTGACGAGCATTCAGCTGGCGGCAGACCAGCACGGTATGCTGGGCGGCTCGTTCACATGGTTCGTTTGCTCCATATCGATCCATCTGATATGCCCGGACGCATCGATGAGGCTGAAGATGGTGGCGGGTCTTAATCAGGAGCTTGCCTGTGAAGGAGAGGTAATCATGGACGATGGCTCACCGATGGATATCCAAAGGACAGTCATGAGCAACCAGGCTGATTACCTCAGATCCGGACAGATCACACTGAACTGCCAATTCGGATGCATCAAGAAATCCTTCAAGGTGCATCGGTTGAACCATGCAGACATCGATGCAAATTACCATTCGTGAAAGGAGTGCAGAAATGGCAAAAGCGAAACCCGAGGCCGTTGAGAAAACGGTCGCTGCTCCGGTTGAGGCAGTTCCTGCGGAAGACACCTATCCGCTGAACGAACTGATGCAGGCGAGCAGGCAGGTGTTCGGAGTACCGTCCGAGGTTGTCGTGGCGGCGCTCATGGGCACGAAGAAAAAGGAATACACCGTCACGGAAGTCCGGGCGGCAGTAAATGAATTCATGAACAAGGAGGTCAAGTAATGGCAGGGTATTTTACAATCGGCGAAACCAAAATCCGTCCCGGTGCTTTCTTCAACGTCCAGGCAAAAGGATCCGGTGTAACACCCGGTGCTGTGGATGGTGTTGTAGCAGTCCTCTTCCGCGCAAAGATGGGTCCGCTTGAGGAAGCGACCGTAATCTCCGCAGAGGATGATTACACGAAGATCTTCGGTGACGGGCTTACCACAGACACAATCCGTGAAGCAATTTACGGTGGCGCTTCCAAGATCGTTGCGGTACGTCTTGGCACTGGAGGTACGGCAGCATCAGCAGAACTCGCTGCAGAAACCGGAAAACTCGTCGTCACGGCAAAATCTGTCGGCAATGAATCTTACAGCGTCACAGTCCGGAACAAACTCACGGACAACGCTGTTAAGGAAATCATCTTTTACCGTGGCACGACACAGATCGAACTCTTCGAGTTTGCCGCAGGCAGCGATGAGGTTGCTGCGGCGGTTGCAGCTTGCGCAAAATCCGCTTATTTCACAGTCGCGGCCAGTAGCAGTCCTGCAGGTGCAGGTGTAATAACGAATGTTTCCCAGACCGCTCTTACTGGCGGCGTGGATCCGACTGTTGCGAATGCTCAGTACAGCGAAGGCGTGACTGCTCTTGAGCCGTACTTCTTCAATGTCCTTGCGATCGACACAGAGGACGCAGCTGTGCAGGCTCTGGTACAGGCATTCCTGAAGAGGATCTACCGCAACGGTTCCTTCGGCTTCTCGGTCTTTGCTCCGGCAGTCGGACTCACGAAGGCACAGCGGAATGCTGCAGCTGCGGCTTGCAACGGCGAAAACATCGTCTATGTCATCAACCCGGATGTTTCCACTGCCTATGGCGATCTGTATGGATATCAGGTCGCGGCTTACTTCGCAGGCCTTATCGCTGCGAAGCCGGCGAACCAGTCCATCATGCATACAGTCATTGCTCACTACACCGACCTGAAGGACCGCTATACGCCGTCCGAGATCGAGGCTGCGGAAGCTGCCGGAGGTCTTGTTCTTGAGGTCAACAGCAACGATCAGGTCTGGACCGACAATGCGATCACTACGCTTGTAACCCCTGACGCAGATCAGGACGACGGCTGGAAGAAGATCCGCAGAACAAAGACCAGATATGAGCTCCTGTATCGTGGCAATCAGGCGGCTGATGCCCTTGCAGGAAAGGTCGATAACGACAACAACGGACGTATGACGATTATGGCAGCGATTCAGAGAGTTGGCGATGCAATGATCGGAGAAGGCAAGCTGAACGCCTGCACCGTCACACCAACAACCAAGGTCGTGACAGATGGCGACACCTGCGGATTCGATATCGATATCGTCGACAAGGATTCCGCTGAGCACATCTACCTGATCTACTACTTCCAGTTCAGCACAAACGTGGAGTAATGAAAGGAGGAACTAAGAAATGCTGAATACCAGAGCAGCAACAGATGCACGTCATTCGCGTGCCGGCAAGGATGCCATGCTTTATAACGATGCAGGACAGCCGTTCGCACAGGCTGAATCCTTCTCTACTTCCGGCTCCTTCAACAACTATACATACTCCCCGCTCGGACAGAATAGGGAGCTTGAAGTCAACAACACCATCGGTGTTAAGATCAACATTTCCGAGTTGGTTGTTGTTGATGGAGAACTGTTCAATGCAGTGCTCGATGCGATCGCGAACGGAGAAAGCCCTGTTCTGGCAATGACCGGAGTCATCCAGGGCAGAAACGGATCCGAGGAGCGCGTCGTTTATAACGAGTGCATTTTCAGTGGTGATCAGGATATCCAGAATGTTTCCACCGGAGACGTTCTGAAGCGTGCCTTCTCGCTGCATTGCAACGGCGCCGTTAAGAAGCAGAGCGAACTGTCTATTTGATGGTTTACCAAATATATCATACTTTTGCGCAAGGGCTGGAGGGATATCCTTCCAGCCCATCTTTTAATGATTTCAGAAATGGAGGACTGAAATGGACGTAAAGATTAACGATTCTCTCGATCTCACAGACGAGAACCTTACAGAAGAAGATAAGGACGAACGCAGGTTCGTAATCATCCAGAACGAGGATGAAGCCATTCGGAACCTGCTTGGCATGATCCCGGATGAAAAGGACGAGGATGCCGACCAGAACAAGACGCTGGAGATCTATCGGAATGTGCATGGCGAGTCCAAACTCTTCATCGCGTTTACGGTACATCCGCTCAACACTACGAAGCTGGAGGACATCCGTAAAAAATACACGAAGTACGACAAGAACCGAAGAAACGGAATCCGCGTGGCCACCGGTACTGATACGCCGAAATACCGCGCATCCCTTATTTACAACTCCACCGTTGAATCGGATCAGAAGAAATACTGGGACAACAAGAAGCTCTGGAAGGGCCTGGAAGCGAAGGGGAAGGTAATCCTCAATGCTCTCGACTGTATTATCACCACGCTTCTTCCCGGGGAAATCGACTACATCATTGAGCAGCTTGACACCATCAATGGTTACAACAGCGAAGACATCCAGGCGAACGCAAAAAACTGATATTGGCCGGGGGCGAAGCGACTTTGCTCCACCAGATATTCCAGAGGCAGGGAATCCTTCCGAGTGAGGTGATGTCCCTGCCTCCGGGCGAGAGGGCTTTCCTCTTCGCTTCGACTTTGCTTCGTCTTGAAGAATACAAGAAAAAATAAAGGAGGTGACGGATTTGGCTGAATCGATCAGGATAGAAATTCCTGTATCCGTACAGGACAGCACGGATCCCGCTCTGTCGAATATATCCGGCAAGCTGAATAAGCTGGCCACATCTGCAAAGAAGGTCAACAAACTCATGAACCCGACCGTCAGGACTTCCGGACTTGAGAGAACCCTTGCAGGTGTCGAGCGGAAAATAGACAGCGTCAGCAATCATAAGATCGACATCGGCGCTCACGATGACGCCACCCATACCCTCGCTGGAGTTGAGGACGCAGCATCGAGAATATCCGGAATGACGGCCACTATGGAAATATCCGCCGCAGATGATGCGACATCGCAAATCGCTGATGTTGAGGATGCCGCTTCAGCATTAAATGGAAATGATGCAAACGTGGAACTTGGTGCTGACGATGCAGCAACCAATGTTATCGCTGACGTGGATGACGCAGTGGCAGCCCTAGATGGAAATGACGCGATCGTTGATATCGGCGCCGATGATACCGCGACCAATGTCATAGCTGATGTAGAGGACGCTCTCGCCTCCCTAAATGGGCAGAGTGCCACGATAGAGATAAATGCCGAGGATAACACAGGATCATCTCCGGACGCCTCTAAGGGCTCAGGAGGCGGTTCTGGCGGGCTCTCTGTCGGAGGTAGCATGGCAAGCAGTGCCGCAGGGAGCGCTATATCGGGAGGCAGGGGGGCAATCACCGCTGCCGCAGGTTTCGCTGGTTTAGGGCTCGGTGTCGGTTCGGCGCTTCAGACCTTCGGAGATTTTGAAAGTGAGATGAGCCATGTGAAGGCAATCTCCGGAGCAACCGGGGAAGAATTCGCTTCCCTTACAGATAAGGCGAAAGAACTGGGCGCCACTACGAAGTTCACGGCAACCGAGTCTGCACAGGCATTTGGTTACATGGCCATGGCAGGCTGGAAACCGGAGCAGATGAAATACGGCATAGACGGTGTCATCAATCTGGCGGCAGCTTCCGGTGAAAGCATCGCTTCCGTGTCAGATATCGTGACCGATGCAATGACCGCTTTTGGTCTCAGTGCGGACAGGTCCAAGCACTTCGCGGATGTTCTTGCACAGTCTGCAGCTTCATCGAACACGAATGTCGGAATGCTTGGAGAATCCTTTAAGTACATCGCGCCTCTCGCAGGTGCCATGGGCTATTCGATTGAGGATGTCGGCATCGCGCTCGGCCTTATGGCAAACGCAGGTGTAAAGGGATCCATGGCAGGTACATCTCTCAGGACCGCTATTTCCAACCTGGCAGCTCCTACAGATCAGATGCTGACCGCGATGGAAAAATACGGTATCAGCCTGACAGATAAGGAAGGCAACATGAAGACTCTGGCCGGCGTTATGGAAAACACAAGGGAATCTCTCCGTGGACTGTCGGAAGATGAACAGGCCGCTGCGGTTAAGACGATCTTCGGAAAGAATGCCATGTCCGGCATGCTTGCTATCATCAATGCAAGTGATGAAGATTACCAGGAACTCACAAATTCCATCAATAATGCTGACAGAGCTGCTGAACGGATGGCAGACACGATGCTGGACAACATGCAAGGTTCTCTCACCCTTCTCTCTTCCCAGTGGGATCAGGTACAGACTTCTCTCGGCGAGCGGCTTGCCCCATATGTCACAGCTGGAGCAAATGCGCTGAAAGAAGCACTGCCCGGAGTTGAGGAGAAAATCAACGAAATCTTCGATGGAGTTGACGAGAAGATCTTCAATATGACCAACACGAAGGAATGGACGGAAGCCGATTTCTTCGGAAAGGTCAATATCGCATGGGATACGCTGATCGCGGATCCTTTCCGCGAATGGGCTGACAGCTCCGGAGCTTCCACGATCGCTGACATCGTCGGCGGTCTTTTCTCAAATGCTCTGGACACCCTGCCCGGAGGCGATGAGGCACAACTGACAGACTGGCTGAGCCTTGGTGCTCTTGTGATCGCAGGCGAAAAGATAGCCGGTGTCGCAGCGAATGTCTATGACCTTGGTCAGAAAGTCGCAGGATTCTCATGGGGAAGCCTTGGAACTGGAGGAATGATTGCTCTCGGCCTTGCCGGTGCGGCAACTGCAATATGGGCTATCAATACGGCGATTGACGCTTACAACGAGAAGACAATCCAGACGAGCCTTGATGAACACTTCGGTGACATCTCGCTTTCAGAGGAACAGCAACAGGCTTTAGCGGAGCAAATACTGGATGTCCCCATGATGGCGAATGTCAGGGTATCTCTGAACGAACTAAAGGAAGTCGAAAAGCTTAAATCTGACGCAGAGGAAAAACTGAAAGATAATGATGCCTTGGAGTACATGGCTAAAGTAGGTGTAAAGCTATCTGAGGAGGAAAACGCAATCTATCTCGAAAATGCGCAAGGCTTTATCGATGATGTTGAAAAATCAATCTCACAGTCTGCTGGTGCCCTGAGCCTGGTCGTAACAAGCCTTGACCTCAAGACTGAGGATGGGCAAAGCATTGGAACGCTGATCGATCAGTGGGCGACCGAGGATGTTACGGAGCTCAACTCACTCTCGGCTCAGTATACTGATGCTGTCCAAGATGCCTTGTCGAAAGGTTTGAAAGATGTGGATGCAAATGCGCTTGTCGAAGAACTTCAGGCAAAAATTATAGAGATTCAGGAAAGATGGGCCGGAGCTGAACGTAAGGCAGCAGACAAAATGCTTCAGGACGAGATTGGTGAATCACTCGCAAACCTTGACCCAGAGTCATTCGAAGGCGTTATGACAAAAATGCAGGAGAGACGGGAATCAGACAAGGACTCGTTTTCCGAGCTGAAGAAAGAACTGTACACGCTTGCTTTTGCACAAGAGGAGAACTTTAAAAAAGAGGGCATAAGTGTGGATGACGTACTGGCGCAGATCGAGCATGCTGAAAAATGGTCTAATCGTCTCAGCCTGATCAATGACATCAATGCTGTAACGGAAAGCCTGAATGATGCATATAGTGACAAAATCGAGGAATGGAATAAAACATCCCCCAAGGAAGCAGAAAGCGCAACGTCCTATATCAGCGATAATGCACAGTATGACGAAGACGGCAATCTTACAAACGGCGACTTCCTAATGAATGCCTTAGACACAAATATGTATGCATACACCAACTGGAATGCAGACAAAGGACTTGCGAGCATGTACGAAAAGATGAAGCCGGAGACAGATGAGCTTGCGTCCGTCATTGACGAATATGCAAAGGCAGGGACGAAAGCCCCGAAAGAACTGATGGATGCTTTCAATTCGGCGATAGACGTTGGCGCTGCAGCCGGCGATCAAAGCGCAGGGATTCAGAAGTTCGCAAACTCCCTCATAGAGAGCGGTAATACTGAACTCGCAGAAGCCATACGGGAATCGTATGGAGAGGATAGTGAAATCGGAAAAGCGATGTCAAGAGCATTGCTGACACCGGTTGAAGGCATGGAAGAATCTTTACCTGAATTCAGCGAAAGAATGCATCAGGCCACAGAGGAAGCAAATCAAATAATCAGTGAGGAAACAAGCCATATAGCTGACCAGCCTGTCTCTAATATGGATAACGTATTCTATGGAGGCGGGGAAACCGTAGGATATGCATATGGCAGAGGCACAGGCAAAAACATTGAAACGGAAACCCCGGTAGATGTAAAGGCTACGCCAGGAGAGATAGATTCCTCTGAGATTCCGGCAGCTGTCGAGGATGATGTTCAGAGCAACATGGAATCGGATCCGCCTGAGGCTGATGGGGAGGCAGATGTAAAGCTCACGCAGACGAATAATGCCGATTCTGTGAGAGGCGAAGTCAAGAGCGATCTTGATAAAGCCCTCGCTGATATTCCGGTAAGCGCAAGCGCAAATGTACATGTCACATGGACATTAGCCAATGGCACGAACAGCCTCAATAGTTCAGAAGGCGCTTCCGTCCCGATCTCCGTTGCACTGGCACACAGCGCGACAGGTCGGTTCGTAGACAGCCCTCTCCTGTCCCTGATTGGTGAAGACGGACCCGAGTACGTCATTCCCGTTGGTGCTGACAAGCACAGGCGCGGGCTTGATCTGTGGATGCAGGCAGGTGAAGACCTTGGTGTGCAGGGCTTTGCAGATGGTTACTCTCCCACTCCGGTCAGCACAAGCTCAGCACCTGTGCCTGTTGCGATCGGCGGCGGCACGAGCAACAATAATGCGAATGTGAAGTTCAACCCGAGGATAAATGTAAACGGCATGGATGGTGAGGCGATCCAGGCGGTCATGAACAAGAAGATGCAGGAGTATGCGGATTCTATGGCCAGTGACCTTGCCGACATGCTGGCTGAAGCTTATGAGAATATGCCGGTAGCATAAGGAGGAAAGATGGACATTTACTTAACGGAGATATCTGATAAGTCGAAGCGGTTCCGATTTCCTTCGCTTCCGGAGGACTCTCTCACGATTACGGGAGAGACGGCTTATCAAACTTACAATCTTATCACAATGGGGAGCAGACAGTTTCCTAAAGGCACAAGCAAACATCAGGTCAAGTGGAATGCCACCTTCTGGGGCTCTGCGAGATCCGAAATGACAGGCATTAACAGGGAATGGCAGGAACCAACCGAGTGCATAAGCAGATTGGAAGAATGGCGTCAGGAGGGAACTCCCCTGACGCTTATTATTTCCGGCGGCGGGGTCAATATTGACGTCACGATCGGGTCGTTCCAATACCAGCCTGTCGGCGGGTTTGGCGATGTGAAGTACAATATTGTGCTCAATTCTTACAACCAGACCCGTGTATATACCACGACTGAAGTTGGCATCACGAAGAAGAAGAAAAAGAAAACCAACCGTAACGGTGCTTCCATTAAGGTCACCTATATTATCAAAAAGGGAGACACTCTCTCAAAGATCAGTAAAAAGCATTATGGCACGACAAAGAAATGGAAGGCAATTCTGAAAAAGAACAAAAAGGCCTTGAACAAGGCGGCTAAGAAGCATGGCCGCAAAGGTTGTTCAAATGGTAAATATCTTTATGCCGGCACCAAAATCACGTTGCCGTAAGGAGGTGCTGCATGATAGATCCCAGCAAGTACAGTTTCAAAATCATTGTCACTGACGCTGACGGCTTTCAGTACGATATAACGAGCTATGCGGAAAAGCCTGTGTGGGAAGAACTTGAGGACGAACTTGCATCCAGGATGACATTTGAATGCAAAAACGACTCAGAAGCGCTTGGGGCTATATCCGAGATCGCGGCCCCTGGATGCTGGATATCATTCCAGTATTCTTACAATGGAGGTGATTTTGCGGAGGCTGCCTCCGGGAAGATCGTCGAATGGAACCCGGCAGCACGAAGTAATGGAAAGACGTTCAAGCTCAAAGCATATGACTGCCTTTATGATCTGCAGGAATCTCACGATCATGCATACTTCAAGAAAGGCACGAAGACAAAGAAAGCAATTTCAAAACTGCTTTCCAAGTGGGGCGTCAAGATCGCCTCTTATGACGGCCCGAATGTATCGCATCCTAAGATGGTCTTCTCGAACGAAAAGCTCGGAACTGCGATCGTCAAGATATTGAAAGAGGCACATAAAAAGGGAGGAAGGGATGCTGTCCTCCGAGCATCTAAAACCTCTGTGTCGGTTGTCAGTTATGGCAGCAACGGCACAATCTACTGCTTCAGTGAGGCCGAAAACCTCACTGAAGTAAACCATAAGATATCAACGGCTGGCATGGTGACCCGTGTACAGATCTACGGCAAGAAGAACAAAAGCGGCAACGCTAAGGTGAAGGCAACGGTAAACGGAAGCACAGAGTTTGGTATCCGGCAGAAAATCATTGTCCAAGGGAACAAGGAGAAGCTGAAGGACCTAAAGAAGGAAGCCAAGCAAACGCTTGAGGATGAAGGTGTTGAGGATGAAAGCATCACCGTCACCCTTCCGGATATCCCGGCTGTGAAGAAATGTGACCAGGTATACCTTGATACGGAGACAGTCAGCGCCGATTACTACATTGTTGTAGCGGTTACGCATAATGCAGGCTCCGGGCTGATGACTTGTACCGTAAAGCCTTCGGACAAGTTCATTCTCGGTGAAGCAGGTAGTTCACGGTTTAAGAAGGGCGATGTTGTCACATTTAACGGCGGAACGTATTATTCCGGATCCACGAAAAAAGCCAAGAAAAAGTCGGCCAAGAAGGGCAAAGTGAAGATCACGAAAATAAAAGCAGGGGCAGCGTATCCGTTCCGCGTTAAGACACGAAACTTCAAAAAGACAAAAATCAGCGGGTGGGTGCCTTTAAGCCAGCTGTCATAAAGGAGGATACATGGCAGACAGGAAAAAAGAGGGAATATCAAAGCTTGCCAAAACGCTCGACATCAGGATAAAGGAGCATTCAGAATCCGGACTCGAATTTGACTTTGGCGTGATCAAGAAAGGCATGTACCTTCAGCCGAACACAATGAACGTGAAGATCTCAAAACGAGATTATAGTGCGCTTAGCAATTTGAAGGGCAATCTGTCATCCGGAGATCATGTTGTTTTTATCTGGGTGCAGGATGAACCTGTGATCCTTGGCAAAGTAGTAAAAGGATCAGCGATATAGGAGGTGAGTAATGGCAGATAATCTTTTCCCGACTGCGGATGTTCCGGTATTTACTCCGGAGGCAGAGAATTACGACACCACCTACAGGCCATCCCTTAAATGGGATCTTGCCTCAGGCGATTTCGTCAGGACTCCCGCCAATAAAGTTCCGCAGAGCGAAGGAACTGATGCTTACAAGGTATGGTGTGTAAAAGCGGTCTATACAGAGCGTTATACATGCCTGGCATACTCCGATGAAATGGGAACAGAGATGGATGATGCTATCAGCTATAACGATGAAAACGCCGTAGAGCTGGCGATCCAGAGGACGATTACCGAAGCACTCATGGTAAACCCGAGAACCGTCTCTGTTGAAAACTTCAAGTTCACATGGAACAGCGGAACTGTAAAAGTAAGATTCACAGTAAACAGCGTTGAAGAAGAGCCGTTCACAGTCGACGCGACTCTTGATGCAGAAGCCTGAGGAGGTGATGAAAGTTGGCGAGACCAGATTTTGAAGATCCGGATTTCCTTGAAGATACAGATACTGACGAGATACAGGACCGGATGATGGAAAACCTTCCGGCAGACATATCGCAGATGGAAGGCGATTTTCCATATGATTTCACGATGCCGACAGCGATCGAGCTGTCACAGCTCTATCAGGAGGGCATTGTGCAGGCACTTATGGCGGCTTTCCCAGAATATGCCGCGGATGAATTCCTCGACCTTCATGGAGAAGATGCAGGCCTGACAAGGAAGCCAGCCATGGCGGCGACCGGCATCGTACAGGTTACTGCGGAAGAAGGAACGGTGATTGAGGCTGGGACCGTATTCCTGGTGCCGGCGACAGATACGGAAGACGCAATCGAATTCACGTCCGATGAGGATGTGGAGTGGACTGAAGATGGAACTCTTGATGTTGCTGTCACAGCTGTGGAAGGAGGCGCCGATGGAAATGTTGCTGCGGGAACGATCACTGTCATGGAAGACCCTATCGACGAGGTTTCTGCTGTCACGAATAGCACACCCACCTCCGGAGGCATGGACGAAGAAGACGATGATGCCTTCTATGAAAGGATTCACGCCGAGAACGAGGACAGCAATTCATATATCGGCAATGACTCAGACTTCAAAAAATGGGCTCTTCAGGTTGAAGGAATCGGCGACTGCGTCGTGGATCCGGCATGGAACGGCCCCGGCACTGTCCGTCTGATTCTGGTGGACAGCAATGGACAGCCGGCAAGCGATGCCCTGGTGCAGGCCGTATCAGACAAGATCTTGTCACCGAGCGACCGGAGCGCAAGGCTCCTGCCGACCGGCTCCGCAGAACTGACCTGTGTGGCTGCGACTACCGTCACTATCAACTATGTGGCAACCGGCCTGGAGCTGGATGGAACATCGATAGGAGCCGTATCCACCGAATTCCAGAATGCAATAAAGGAAGTTTACGCTTCCGCAAAGGAAGACAACATCCTAAGGTACGCCAAGCTGTACGCAGCACTCGCTAATATCGCCGGAGTGGTTGATTTCTCTACCTTCTTAGTAAATGGTGGGGAGTCGAATATAAGCCTCGGATCGGACGGATACGCGGTCACAGGAACCGTCTCCTTCTCGACATAAGGAGGTGAAGCATGGCAATAGATTTGGAGAAATTCCCGCTTAGCGAAGCTGCCATCAGAATGCTTGGTTATGTCACGGCTCACTGGTACGACAAATCCTATGTCGGGAAATGGACATTCGAAGTCATGGGCCGTGAGATCGACAAAGTCAAAGCCATCATTGATTCGCTTCCTGAGGAAATGCAATATCAGACCGCAACATGGGCGCTGAAGTATCATGAGATCAAATACGGCCTTCCGGTTCTAGAAGATGTACCGTATGAACAGCGCCGGGCGCTGATTAAGCAGAAGAAACTGGAAAACCAAGCGCCAATGACGCCATGGAGAATGGAACAAATCCTGAAAGCATATACCGGAGAAAACACCTGCGAGATTCATGATTGCAACGACGAGGGATGGGAAGACTATTTCTCCCATCCCAACATTTTTATTGTGCAGGTAGACGGTAATGCTTCCGTAGACATCACAGCGCTCAAGCAGAGGATTGATTCTGTAAAGCAAAGCCACACGGTATACGAACTGGAAGTCACTTCCGATGTCGGGATCCTGATGACTGTCGGATACACACCGTGGGAGATGGCCTTCCGTATCTCCGGCACATATCCCGATGTATCGACAGGCCTCTCACTCTCCGATCCTGTGATAAACCTTGCAGAAAGCGAGAATGCGGTAGATCTGTCATTTAATTCTGCAGGCGAGATAGAGGCCGGCACTGATCCAGATATATCAACTGAGGTCGTGATTACAAATCCTGACATCCAGCTTGCAGAAGGTGATAGCGCCATTGAATTGCATTTCTATCCAGTTGGAGAACTGGACGCAGGAAGTGAACCACTGCTTTCTAAAGGGCTTTTATCGGCGGAGCATGGTACAGCCATAAGCACCGACGATGAAATATATAGCGTTGATATAACATATTGCGGAGAGGAGGGTTATTAAATGGCGCTGTTGACAAGTAACGCTCTGGCTGACCTTCGGTCATACATAAAGCGCCGTGTCGCCTATGCGAAGTTCTTATGCAGCGGCACATGGCACACGGTTACGCTGGACAGCATTACGATCACGGGAACTATCGTGAAGATCAAATTCATGATAGAGAACGTCACGGGAACAGTCACGAAGGTGCAGCTGATCGACACTGACAGCCAGGTCTGGTATGAGAAGACCGTTTCCCTGGCCATGAGTGATGTTGCCGTCGGATTTGCTTATGTTGTCCGGATCGGTATCACTGAGACAACGGAGGGATAAAATGAGAGACTTAATAAACTGGAAAGACAGGCAGGTCGAGTTTCCTGACCGGGTGGAACTCGAAAGCCTGGGTGGGAATCTTTACAAAATTGTGAAAAAGCCCGGTACGATCGAGGAAGCTGGTACCGCACAGAATGCAGATCACTTCAACAACATGGATGTCGGAACCTTTGAAGCCCTGATGATCGCGGAGGAAGCTCTGCGGCACGGGCTCCTGATGCAGAGGGATATTGACGGATTGGACGCGGAGATCCATGAGGTCACGATCGCGAACACTTACGCGTATCCTTTCAACAGTTCGGTCTACACAGTCCAGCTGGACAAGCTCCGTAACAAGACATCCTACACGGTCACTTATGAGGTCGTGTCCGTTACCGGAGATCCCGGCTGCTCTGCCGGCGATGTCGTGATCTATGACAAACTGGCGAACGGATTCAAGGTCCACTTCACCGGATCCGCGACTTCCGTCGTGCTGAAGCTGTACGTGAGAGGAGGATTCTAATGGCGAACATCATCATCAAGAGCGAAGAACGCCAGGCCGATGAAGCCCATGTGGCCAATCAGTTCGATTTCGATCGCAACGACCCCGCCATGCGTGAGGCCGTAGAGATCATAGCAGCAAGGACAAGGGAAACCATCGAAGATGCAAGGAGGTATCAGTAATGGCAAACATTCAGGTAGTTTATCGCCCGGAGGATGGCACAGGTTATCTGAGCTATGAGCAGTCCGGGAATGTCGTGAGCTTCGAAGATGACGAGCTCATGATGAACCTCAAAAAGAAGGAGCGCGACAATTTTGTTCTGATCGACATCTGTGAAGACCGATATGGAGGCCTGATCGGTGTTGAGGGCGCAGAGAAATACCGCGCTCAGATCTATATTCCGGCAAGGGAATATGTGGATGAGGAAATCGAGAATCCGGATTATGATCCTGATGATCCGACGTCACAGCAGTACATCACTACCAGGACGGCGGTGCCCTTTGATATTTCGAAGTGCATCCTGACACTGTGGGCAAAGGAGGCGTAAGATATGGCACTGAATTTAGACGATATGAAGCTGGCCGTTGAGGCTGTTTCGGGCGGTGAAAACACCGTCCTTTTTGATGATCAGGGATATCCGTCGATCATGGTTCCGATCAACAAACTCATGAACTCAGATATCATTGCGGGAGGATCTTCCATCGTGCATCCTGGATTCCAGGTCAACTCGGTGGAGAAGGACGTCATGTACTTCTCGAAGTTCCAGAACATCGTGATGAATGAAAGGGCCTACTCTCTTCCGCTCAGAGATCCGAAAGCATCCATCAACTTCGACACTTCTCTCACCTACTGCCGGAATAAGGGAAAAGGATGGTCACTGACGCCTTTCTCACTGTGGGCTGCTGTGGCTCTGTGGACAAGGAAAAACGGAACGATGCCTCATGGCAATAACAATTACGGTCAGGATTCTGCCTACTCTTACGAGAAGGGAACACCTGCAACACGCGGTAGCGATACCAGACCCAATCGTTGCCTGACCGGCTCTGGTCCGAAGACCTGGTATCATGACCACACGAAGAACGGCATTGCTGATCTGAACGGAAACGTCTGGGAATGGAATGCTGGACTGCGCACAAACGGAGGCGAGATCAATATCATTCCTTACGCAAACGCTATGGATCCGGATGTTTCGCTTGGTGCTTCATCTACCGCATGGAAGGCAATTGCAGAAGACGGCTCCCTTGTAGAGCCTGGAACTTCAGGCACCCTGAAATATGACAACGGAAGCTATGCACTGGTAAAGACCTTGACAGCTTCAGAGGCTGCATCAAAGTCAGGAAGCTTTGCAGCCATGGCCAAAGAGACCGGACTGACTGTACCGGAACTGGCAAAGGCCCTGATTCTTTATCCGGATGAGCCGAACGGTGATTACGGTGGCGATTACCATTGGTGGAATACCGACGGAGAGCGGATGGCGATCTGCGGCGGGGGCTGGTCCTACACGGGCCGCGCCGGCGTCTTCGGCGTGTACCTCACCAACTCGCGCTCCGACGCCATCGACGGCCTCGGCTTCCGCGCCGCTTATTGCCCATTGTAATTTGATACTTGCTTTTTGAAATCACCGCGATAGCGGTGATTTCAGATTTTTTGAGCCCAAAATCACGAAAAGATAGATTTTATCTATGAAAGATAGATAAAAAAGATAGATTTGGTTATTTGTGCTACGATGTGTCTCAACGTGCGGTAAGAAAGGATATTGTAGGGCGATGGAAAAGGAGCTGCCAGTCGAACGATCGGTACACGATATGATGATCTATGCATATCAAACACCGCTGAAACAGTTCCCGCGTGCAGAAAAATATGGACTGGTAAATGACATAAAGGGGTGCATGCACGATTTGGTATGGAACCTCGAAGAGTTGAAACGTCATAACCAGAAGAAGACAGTCCTTCGTGAATTGGACGTGTCCGTGAATGTACTGAAAAAATACACACGGCTGGCTTACGATCTGCGATATATCGCTCCAAAGCAATACGATATCTGGTCTGGCATGATAGGTGAAATCGGCAAACAGGTAGGCGGAATGCTGAAAGCTGTTTATGCTGATGAAACACCAAAAGGAAAAACGGGAACGCGATATTAGCGGATGGCGATCTGCGGCGGGAACTGGAACAACACGGGCAACGCCGGCAACTGGCCGCTGTGTGATAAATGCGTAACAGCGGTTATGCCGTCCATAGGGAAACCACTATATACCCTGTGGATCATGAGTGCGGAATGAAGCTGGGAATCCGTTTGCAACGGTCATCAGAACCGAAGGCCATGGGAACCATGGACAGGGGCAACGCATAGAGGGTGAAAAGATATAACCCCTCCAAGAGGCCGCACTGCCGGGTGGTAAGGACAAAGATGTCCTTGGCAAAAAGATATGCTGGACTGTACTGTAATGGTGCAGAAATGCGGATAAAAAACCGTATGATAACAAATCGGTCTTCAACGTGAACCTCAACAACTCGCGCTCCAACGCCAACGACAACATCGGCTTCCGCGCCGCTCTTGCCACAATGCAATACGTCAGAAGTTGCATCCTCAAGGGGCTGCATCCAGTACAAGGTGGCAAAAGGATCACGTCTCCGTGGCTCTTGCCAAAAAATATGCCTTCGTGCATGCACGAATGTGGAATGCCGCAAGTATCTCGCGTTGATGGAAAAAGCTGCAATGCTCCGAAAGGAATAGTGCATTCGTGATTAAAAACGTCTTTGATGAGATAGCTTCTTTTGAAGGTCTTCGTCTTGCTGAACACGATTCATCACTCGGCAGGCGTTTTCTTCCGGAAGAGCTGATATTCTGGGACAACCTGGAAGATAATCTCCATCGAATTTCAGACTGCCTTTACAGCGGATCCTATCCACCAGATATATACCGCACGTTCCCGGTGTATGAGCCAAAGCTCAGAAAGATCACCTGCAGCGATTACACGACCAAGGTAATCCAGCGGTCTGCGTATAACGCACTGAACGAGCGTCTCTCAAAGGGATTTATTGAAGACTCATATGCCTGCATTCCGGGAAAAGGAAACCTTGCTGCCGGCCAAAGGCTGGCCTCCTGGATAAACTACTGCGCAGCTTCGGGAAAACGGTGGTATTATCTGAAAGCTGATTGTGAAAAATTCTTCTACCGCATTGACCAGAATATCATGATGACGATCTACGATCATAAGATCGCGGATAAAAGGACACTCGACTTTCTCGACCATTATACAAGGCATGCGGCAAAACCGTTCGGTCTTCCGCTGGGAGTCACGAATCCCATGTCCATAGATGAAAAAGATCTTCTGTGGGACAAGGGAGTCGCGATCGGCGGTGGAATGTCACACATGAGCGGTAATGTATATCTGAATGAACTGGATCAGTATGCAAAGCGGGAACTGCAGCTTCAGAAGTATATCAGATGCATGGATGATATCATCGTTCTGATGGATGATAAAGAGAAGCTGCACGAGGCACATCATAAGCTGAGCGACTTTCTCGAAAGCCGTCTTCTGTTGAGGTTCAATCATAAGACGGCAATCAGGCCGATTGAATGCGGCGTGGAATTTGTTGGATATTTCATCAAACCGCATTCCATGAGGCTCCGGAAGAGCACATCACTTCGCATGAAACGCCGGTTGAAACAGGTCCAGGATTTATATGCCAGATGGGAAATCACTTTCTTTGAGGCCAATGAAACAGTCCAGTCTTACATCGCCATGATGGATAAAACCGACAGCGAAGCATTGAGGAAGAAGATATTCAGCGAATTTGTTTTGACACACAATGACGGAGAACAAGATGAGTCAATTATCGGATGATGAGCTTCTGGAAATACTTGAATTGTATATTGCGATGACCGAAAAGCAGGATGAAGTAATCCACCATCTTGGCGAAATCATCCAAAGGCAGGCGACTGAGTTGGCTCACCTGCGAAACATCATGAAAATGGAACAGGAACAGTAAACGATCAGATCAGCGAAAGCTGATCTTTTTTATTGGTATGGAGGTTAAAGGCCAATGGACTTTATTGCATCTATTGCGGGCATCTTGGTGGGAGGTGGTCTATTCGCATTCATCCAGTTTTTGATAAACCGGCATGATAAAAAACATGACAGGCTAAAGGGTGTTACAGACTCCATCCGGCATCTATCAGATGATATGTCCGTGCGGTTTGACTCTTTAGATCAGAAGATCGACACGGTAGACGCAAAGGCAGACAGCTACAATGCCGTGGCGTGCCGTGTCAGGATTCTTCGGTTTGAGGACGAACTGCAAGCGGAGCAACGTCACAGTAAAGATAGTTGGGACCAGGCGATGTCCGACATTGACTCCTACGAGTCCTACTGTGAGGCGCATCCAAAATTCCGTAACAACCAAACAGCCGCTACCGTATCCCATATCAAACATGGATACAATGAGAGACTTGAAAAACGAGACTGGTCTTACTAAGGAGGTTTTCAAATGCAGTTAAATTCTAAGGTTTATGACGTTTTGAAATGGATCACGATGATCGTCCTGCCGGCCTGCGCAACGGCATACTTTGGCCTGGCCGGGATCTGGGGCTGGCCTTATGCTGACGAGGTGGTAAAAACCATCGCGGTCATCACTACTCTTCTCGGCGCCCTGCTCGGCATCTCCACGGCCCAGTACAACAAATCACAGCCCATTCCGGAGGATGCTGACATGAAGATCTGGAAGGACGAAGAAGACGAAGAGGATGATAACTGAAGAAGCAGCACGAGTATTCCTGAGGTGGGCGCTGATTATCGGGCTTTTGATTATTGCACTGATAGTCAGCGCCTTTAAAGATTAAGGAGGAAATCTTATGTACAGAGTGCGATCCAGTTGGAACAATCCCGACTCACAGCTCGGTGCTTATGACATACTGCAGAATGCCATAAAAAAGGCAGATGGATATTACGGGTTCTGCGTATTTGATGAAGCCGGGAACAACGTGCACACATCAATAAACCAGATGAGGGTGCCGTACCGTGTGAGAAAAACATGGGCTGATGAAAACTCACAGGTCGGTGCTTACGATTTCTATGAGAATGCCGTAATCAAAGCGAATACGGTTGGCAATATTTCCGTATTTGATGAAAAAGGAAACTGCGTATATACGGCAAAAGTTACTGTAAAAACGATGTCCTATAAGGCGAAGCTGCTCCGGAAGGTCGGAAACCATGCGAAGGGGTCAACGGTTATCGTCACCAGGGACCTGAAGAAACAGTGGGTAATGGAAGACGGAACCGTGGTCAAGGAGAAATCCTACATGGACCTGCTGACGCAGATCTATGACAGCAACTGCAAATATTCCAAAGAGACCGCCGAAGCTTTTGTAAACGGTAATGGATTTTCATCTTCCACCGGCTGGCTTTTCTGGTGTTCGAAATGGTGCCAGAAGGTCTATATCTTCAAAGGATCGAAGGGTAAGTGGGTTCTTTATAAAACAGCCAAGTGTGGTACCGGGAACATCACATACGGCGACGGATCAGACCAGGGAGTCGGGTTCAAGTGGAAGATCTGGGACAAGGAAAAAGTCTTCGATGGGCCTCGTGGAAAGCAGTATTGGAACATGCACTACACATCGAAGTGGGGAAACAGCATCCACAAGGGATCAACCGGGAAGCCGGTCACTCACGGATGCATCGCCATGGGAGACAGTGCCGTACAGTGGGTGTTCAATAATCTTCCTATCAATACCCGGGTGGTCGTGTATTAAGGGGGTGTAACATTGAAAGTATGCACATCTGAATTAGAGTTCATTGCAGCGGTTTATCCGGCAGCACAGAAAGCCTGCAAGCGCTTCCAGAAAGAGCTTGGCCAGGCTTTTTATTTGCCCTCCGTGCTTATAGCACAGGCGGCAAAAGAGAACGGATATGGCATCAGGGCTTACTGGGATAATCCCGGAGTGGAAGCGCTCGTTGCCTTCAACAACATGGTCGGCATCAAGCGGGATCTGCTCAATAAAAGCTGGACGGATGTCGGCCTCGGGGTCTGGCCAGGAAAGTGGATCAACAAAAAAACTCCCGAAGTATATGGAGGAATCCCGGTCACGATCTACGATGACTTCCGCATCTATGACGATATAGAGCAATCATTCGTGGATTACCTGTGCTTCATGCGCTGGGGCGGGTATTCGGTCGGTAATCCGAAGTATTATCCGAAGATCAAAGACCTGCACGACTACAAGTCCCTGATCCGTACTGTCCACAACCTCGGATATGCCACAGGGCCGACGTATTCCTCCGGGATCATAAGCATCATCGAGAAACACGGTCTGACCAAATATGACGATATTAGCAAGGTTGAGCCGTCCGAGTATTATCCATCGGCAGAGTCCGGGAAGGAAGAAAAGAAGGAGGAAACTGGTATGTCAAACAGCCCACTGGTATCATACACAAAGCTCAGCCCGTGCAATTCTGGAAAGCGCACGATGGCAATTGACAGGATCACGCCGCACTGCGTGGTCGGCCAGCTGTCCGTGGAAACGATCGGAGCATGCTTTGACCACTCTTCCGCTCAGGCCAGCTGTAATTACGGCATCGGTGAAGACGGTCGCGTCATGCTGTGTGTTCCTGAGAACACGAGAAGCTGGTGCTCTTCCAGTTCTGCCAATGACCAGAGGGCGGTCACAATCGAATGTGCTTCCGATAAGACGGACCCATATGCGTTCAAGGATGTTGTCTATAAACGCCTTATCGAACTGTGCACGGACATCTGCAGAAGGAACGGTAAAAAGAAACTGCTTTGGTTCGGCCAAAAGGAATACACTCTGTCTTACCAACCGAAGGCTGATGAGATGATCCTTACCGTTCACCGCTGGTTTGCCAACAAAGCGTGTCCTGGCAATTGGATGATGTCGCGCATGGGCGACCTCGCATCGAAAGTCACCGCTGCACTCGGCGGTGTAACTCCGGATCCGGAGCCAGCACCAACAGGAAAGCTTTACCGCGTCCAGGTCGGTGCTTATAAAGAAAAGAAGAACGCTGAGACCAAGCTCCGTCAGATCTCTGCGACCGGAACAGATTGCTTCATCACGGATCTGCAGGAAGGCTTCTACAGAGTGCAATGCGGAGCCTATAGCATCAAGGCGAACGCAGAGGCGAAGGTGGACGCGCTCCACTATATGGGATTTGATGCAATCATTAAGGAATACAATATATGATCGTTATTTCATGCTAAAATAATGAAATACTGCAACCCCTATCAGATACCCAAATCTTAAACCGTTCGATCATGAAAAGAGGGATTTTATCACGAAAATGTAGATAAAATCCCTGAAAGGTAGATATATCTGGAAACCCTTCCTTTTACACACTATATTACAAGGGAAGGAGTTGTAGGCAATGATCGAACTTCATATTAACGACATGAGGAAGGCTAAAGACTGGACGAAAAAGGAGCTTGGACAACGGACAAAAATCAATGAAAACCGGATAATGTCTCTGTGCCACTCGCTGGCGAAGTCAGTTAAGTTTGACGAGCTGGAAGCTTTGTGTGAGGCATTCAACTGTCAGCCCGGAGATCTTATCGTGTTCAAGAGCCAGACCAGGTCGGCCGACCTTCCTCGGCAAAACAACCCCAAGCAGTAAAAGAAGAAGGATGCAGACGGCAAGCTGCATCCTTCTTCATGTATAGCAAGTGCTATATTCCCGGACACGGAAAGTGTCCATAATCAACTGGTTTTTGCCCAAACAATCAAATATCCGCCCACATTTCCAGAAAAGTGCTCATTTCTGACGGAAAATGCTCACCACTGGTTCCATATCTCAGAGTCCGGATCTTTAATGCCGACGCGGATCAGCGACTCGTCCAGATACCTCTCAGCAATACCGAAATCCCTGTACCCATATCTGCAGGTGGCCACATACGACGGTGAAGGCTTCCCCTCTTTTGCCTTTGTGTTCATGATGTATACCATTCCGGTGATCTTCTTCCCGACATGGCCATTGACCATATGTACCTCAATATCCTGCTTTGTGTAGAATCGTGGCCACCCTTCATAACGGTCGAGCTCCTTCTCATTCTCTTTGGAGATCAACCACACTCCGACCGGGACGATCCCGCCTTTCTTCTGTCGGATGGTTGCATAATTACCGCTGAAAGATCCAGCGTAGAACAGCTCCCAATCTTTCAGGTAACCAACTCCGACCGGCGTGGCGCCCTTGCAGCGCATCCGCATCTGCACGATGTTCAGGTTGCTCCCGTAGGCCACATAATAAGAACGTTTCATTCTCTCACCTCCTCAATCCAGTTCACCATGTATCCAAAATCTCCAGGCTTCCATATCCGTTTCCCCTCGCAGAACCGTTCTTCCGCTTCCGCTCCGGACGGGGCTTCAACCGTAGTAAAGCCTTTCTCTGCTCCACGGATCCCGAAATACGTCCATGCTACACAGTATTTACTCATGATTTTCTCCTTTCACCCTACTGACTTGATGTAAGGACAGAGGCCGATCGCGACCATAGCGCCGAACACATCAGAGCCGATCTGCTCCATGTCCCTATCCGTGATACCTATTCTTTCCATCTCTTCCAGGCACGACTCCGCGATGCGGATATACTCTTCTTCCGTGATGGATAAATCCATAGCTGCATTCATAACTCTCCTGTGAAGTTCCATAACTCTGTTCATTGCCAATCCTTTCTCCCCGTCAGGCCGGTAGGTCAGCCGCTTCTGTTGTTATGCTGCGGCCTGTCCAGCTGCCTGATGATACCCGGCCATCATCCACTGCCTGCAGGTTGCGAACTCCTTACCGATGAGGCCGAGGCGAGACCGGAGGATTGATGCCCACAGGTTCTCTTTCTGCTTCATGGTGAGGCCTTCCATTTTGTTGAACCGGACAGACTCGTCCGCTTCGATCGCCCACGCACTCATTGCGAGGCAGAACTGGACATAAGCCTTGATCTTTCCAGCGTGTGTGGTACCATTGAAGAGCCTGTACTCGATGCCCTTTCCGGTGAAGTAGCTGTGAAGGTTGAGGGCGTGATACCTCGTCCTGTTGTAATGAGAGTGGTCAATGCAACCGTCGCCATCGTTTTCACTTCCGTACCAGTTCTGCTCCAGGCTGCGGAGGCTGATATTCTTGTCTTTCCTGAGGACCGTCATGAAGTTCTCCGTGATCGGCTTGCACCAGCGGTTCTTCCTGTCACCGATCTGCAGTGCGTCATAGATAAGATCCTGGCGGGAGCAGAAAAACTTCACCAGTCTGCGGAGAGACTTGGCATCCTGCTTGGATGCATCCACATGGACGTGGATCCCGCAGGAGCTGTTTGCTTTCGCGCCGCCTGCCCGGAGCTCCCTGATGATCTCCTGCAGCGTCTCAATATCCTCGTACTGAAGGAGTGGGGTGACGATCTCACAGCCAACCTTGCCATTGACGTGGCTGATCCCGCTCGGATCATGGATAGAGCAGTCACTCATGGCCGTCCATGTCCTGCCCTTGCTGTCCTTGCACTCCCAACGGTCATAGCTGTAACGATTGTGGCTGATGGTGTGCTCTGTTCCGAAATGCTTGGCAATGATCTTTGCCGCGTTATCTCTTCTGATTCCGTAGGTTTCAATCTCAACTCCGAAGCTCTGCTGTTTGATCAGTTCTGACATTTTCTTAATTCCTTTCTGTGAAGTGGTTGGTATCCGTCAATACCAGATGTTGTATGGTTGTTTGAGCAAGTGTACCGTTGATAGTGTCATGATACCACCAGAGCATCTCTTGTCAACCACAAATTGAAAAATATTTTTCCCTTTTTAGAAAATATTTTTTCCAAAATAATAGACACGCTTCTCAAATCGTGGTAGTATGATCCTGACGGACAATAGCACCCAGCCTCAGGGCAAGAGGCAGAAAGGATGGTATCAATGACTGTACAACTCTTCTCGGTCGGAATGATGCACAAGGAAACAGGAGAAAAGATCAGGCTGCAGGTTTGGGCTGCAGACGTTGACGAAGCTACCAACAAGATCGTTGACGCCATTGGTGGGCCTGATGGCCAATATTCATGGACAGGTTCAGGCCCGTTGTACAGCAACAACGAAGTCATCAGGAAATCGATCTGGGGGTGAAGCAATGGATAATATGAAGGACGTTCATACTTTAACTATGGCAGAACTCCGGGCCAGTTACGAATCCGGCGCCGGTGCGATCAGGGAGTTTATGGAAAGGGGAGAAACCCTGTCTACCTCGCTCGTTGATCGGTTCCTCGAAATCACAGATGAGATCTTGCGCAGATCTTCAAAGGAGGGTCAAAATGAAGAAAGAAATCCAATAGGTGACTATTACTATTCAATCGGAGGAGCATCACACCGCTTTGAAGTAATGACAAATCCATTACATCCCGGATCATTTGCTGGTGTAGCAGCGCTTTTTCCGCAATACGCTTCAGTCTATAAGGTGGATGACAATAATGACAAATGTTATGTTCAGCAGCTCCGAAGTGAATACCCTCCAAAAACCAAAGTGAGGATGATTGAGATGTCGGGTGACCCGAGGCCAATTGAACCGGGAACGATCGGAGAAGTCGAGGGCGTGGATGACGCTGGCCACATTATGGTAAAGTGGGAAAACGGACGAGGGCTGAACCTGATACCTGGTGTTGACAGGTTCGAGAAAGTAGGTAATCATGATTGAGTGTAAGTTATCCAGAATGGCAGGGGACAGACGCGTGAACAAACAGCAGCTGATCGATGCAACCGGACGCACCCGGCCAACGATCGCTGCGCTTTGGAATAACACAGCTAAGTCGATAGACCTGAGGACGCTGGACGCTCTCTGTCGGTTCCTGAACTGTGAACCCGGAGATCTTCTGGAGTATCACCCCGACGAAAAGACTGTTTAATTTCACATGGATAAAAATCGGTCATAAAAGGTCGGTTTTTTGATGTTATGGTATCAAATAGGTATCACGAAAGGCATTTAACCTATCAAATATCCAGTAAATACAAGCAAAACACGGTCTATAGGATTGGGTTCGTCGTCAAGTTCAAAGAGGGGTTCTGGTCAAAACGATCAGAACCCCTCTGCACATTTACTGGCTTTGATTTTTTACTATCCGCACATTCCATACATTCTACAAAAATTCGGGTATCAAATAGGTATCACGGATTGCGAAAACTCTCTTCAATCTTATCGGCAACGCTTCTTTCATCTCCTGGCATCAGGTGTGAGTACACCCGGAGCGTCGTTGCCGGGTTCCTATGGCCAAGCCTCTTGGAGATCGCTGTGATCGGGATCCCCTTATGGATCAGCCATGACGCATGCGAATGCCGGAGGTCATGGATCCGGATCTGCTCAAGGCCTGCCTTGTCACTGATCTTATGGAACTCCTTCAGCATTCCGGCCCGCTGGAAGTAGAACAGCCTTTCCTTACGGCCAATCACCATTCCGTCGATATACTTAAGCAGTTCATCATGGAGCTGGCTGTTGATCTCGATGTCCCGCTTTGAGGACGGCGTCTTCGGCGTCAGGAACATTTCCGTCCCGTCCACGACAGCATATCCCTTGGTAATGTGGATAACCATATTATCGCGCTCTATATCTTCCGGCGTCAAGGCCAGCAGCTCCCCGGCTCTCATTCCTGTCCAGTACAGTGTCAGGAAAGCGACCCGGTATGCAGCCTTTTTCTCATACTGGATGAAATGGTCAAACTGATCCTGCGTCCAGATCTTCATCTCTGAAGCACTCTGAGATCCCATAGACCCGGCTATCCGGCATGGGTTCTGCTGGAGATTATAGTACTTCACAGCATAGTTCATTGCGGAGGAAAACTCTGCATGCATCCGGTTGAGGGTGGTGTCAGCGTAGGCTCCGTCCTCCATCATCTCGTTCTGCCAAGTCCTGACTTTTAGCGGCGTGATATCACACAGCTTTACGTTTTTGAAATACGGGAGGATATAGTTCCTCTGGCAGTTTTCCTTCCCAACGATCGTCGTGGGCTTAAACCTGTGTTTGCAATCATTGAGATATTCTTTCTCGAATACTTCATATGTAATAGTTGGATCCTGGCGGCCACGTTCCTTGAACTTGCGTTCGTACTCCTGAGCCTCACTCTTTTTCTTGAATCCCCGCTTAACCTTCCTTCTGTTTATGCCAGTGAAATCCTTGTAGTGAAAACTGGCGTACCATGTACCCCGCTCGGCATCCTTATACACTGGCATTGTTTGGCTCCTTTCGGGAAAGGATGTCTTCCATGGTCCCGAGCAGGATCCTCTTTTGAGATTTGTTCATCTTCCGGAACCCGTCAAGGAGGTCGTGTTCATCCGGGCTTTCAAAGACAATGTACGTCTTGGAGCGCTTATCTGTTATTCCGGCCAGGTAATCCGTCGATACATTAAAAAATTCCGACAGGGCGCAGAGCAGATCGATCTTTACTCCGCACCGGCCCGTTTCTATATTACTGATAACGATCGAGGTGGATCCGGTTCCCGCAGCGACATCTGTCTGGCTGTATCCGTGTTCTTCCCTCAGTTCCTTTATTCGTTCACCGACTGTCATAATTCACCTCACGCTGAAAGACCGGCCAGAAATTCCCCACCCTCCATATCAAAGACATAATTTTCAAGACCATCATGGAGTTGAAGCTTGAAGCACCAAAGCGTGTGACGCGGATCCGCGCGATCCATAACGATGAATGACAACGAGTCATAATGATCGTTATTGATGAACATCTGTCCGATTATCTTTGCGGCACGATAAGCTTCTTTCCCACCTTCTTTTGTGTTATCTCCAGTTAATGTGGTTTTGACGTCTCTTCCTTCTATAGAAAGTCTGATATTTTTCAATATGGATTCCTTCATTATCCAGCCTCCATCTTAGTCTACCGATGACGCATCTTCATACTCATAGTGACCATTTTCATAAGTGATGTATCCAATGGCATCCGATACAGATCCTTCACCGTCCTGGTGTCCAAGGATTCCGCTATATGCAAAGCATCCGGCATATAAGATGGCAGTTCCGTCCTCAAAATTGATAGTGTACCAGTTAGTGGAATCTGATAACGACATGACATAATCGCAGAATTCACCGTATTGTTCTTCCGAAACGGAGTCAAAATCCGCTTTTGGAATGCTTATATATCGGTACACACCAAGGGATGCACCCGTTCCGCTTTTGACCGATCCGGTATGTTCGTCCGCATCAAGCAACGGATTACCGGTTAGCGGTTTCTCTGTAATCAGATAATCATCTTCATTCTTAGTAGTCTCCGGCGGTATCCATTCCGTCTCTGTTTCTATGATTACATCATCAAGATTGATCTTCGCTCTTTCCCCAGTCGCGGCAAGCCCATACACATCATGTTTTGACAATGCATGATTCTTTACTTTTGCGCATAGCCTGACTATATCTTTCACTTTCCCTTTTTCAGTGAAGTCATCAAACCTTGGGAAATCTACATCATACATCCACGAAAAATCTTCTTGATGGTAATTACCGTCATGGAGTTCAAATAGTATTTTTAAATCACCGAATCCTGCAGTCTTTTCTTTGTCTTCCAATGACATCTCTGCAAGTATGCCGTCAATGAGGATCCAGCAGCCATCGAATTCTCCTGATCGGACATCTTCATATTTTATCAGTGGCAAATCGAGACTGGCCTTCCCCCAGAAGAGTTCCGTGGTATCGGCATCTCTAAGACCATAAACCTGTTTATGCTCAGTAGAAGGCTCGTACATCTTAGTCTTATGTGTGCACCCGGACAACAGAACTCCACACATGCAGATCGAAATTGCATGTAGGATACATTTACTTTTTATTCCCATCCTTTTTCAATCTCCTTCTCAATTTATTGCGTTTTCTGATCCGCTCCAATTCTCCGGGATGGCCTCGGTGCCACTCGAGGCTAATTATTTTGAAGAGATCATTCTCCTTTCTTGCAAGTCCTGAGTATCAGATATAAATCCAAGCTCTTTCATATTTTCTGGATGCGCTTGCCTAAAGATTTCAATAAACCCCAGGAAATCACTCTTTGTCTTATCATCGAGCATATGAAGGCTATTAAGAATCTTGATATCAATGTCAGATAACGAAGAAACTGGCGCATTTTCACCGGTTGCGAGATAGTCGATAGATACATCTATCAAATTTGCTACCCGCAGCACTTTGTCAAGTGACGGTGAACTTCGATCCCATTTATAAATACTGTTCTCTCCAAGGTTGCAGGCCTTTTCCACCTCGCCAATTGTCAGGCCTTTCTTTTTCGCACAGTCTTTGATACGTGAAATGATTCCCATACTATTACCCACACATTCCACCATACAATACTATCGAATACGATATTCTTATGTTGACAAGTATCGAATACGATAGTATTATGTGGTTGTGGCTACTTGTGCCACCAAACAACAAAAGGCAATAAGCGGCGGCAACCGCTCATGAAGGAGCTTTCCCTGGCAGGAAATGATTGCGTTGCATCGGCGCCCGGCAAAAGTGACGATGCATACGCTTATTGCCATTTTAACAATAGTGCCACAAAAAGTAAACGAGAAAGGAGGATCTGAAAATGCCAGAGGCAACAAGAAGAAGGACTCGGAGACCACGGTCTGAATGGCAGAAGGAAGTCCGTATCAAATGTATTGAGAAGGACATGACCCATGCCGAACTTGCAGAAGCGATTGGATTTGAACGCACGCGCGTTGTCAAGACAATTACTGAGAACAGTATTGCACCTGAAATCGCAGATGCAATCAACGCTTACCTTGGAGTGAAGACCCCGTATCCCTATCAGGTACCTGCCTGCAGTGTAGCGCAGTGAGGAGGTGGAGTTAATGCCAAAATTTAGGGCAAGCACCCTGACTAACGTGTGGTATCTCGCACGAAAGGAGCATTCCGAGCACGATCAGAGCTTTGGCTCCCGTGAGGGCCTTGAGGATGAGACCGGCATAGACCATCATCGTTTGGCAGCTATCGAGGCCGGGACGCAGAACCCGACGCCGGAGGAAGCCCGGCTGATCTCTTTGGCATGCGAGAGGGAAGACCTGCAGTACTACTACTGCTCTGAGTGCTGTCCGCTCGGAAGGAACCTGCCGAAGATCACGGAAGAATCCGCTGAATGCCTGGCCATACAGGTAGCAATTTCCTGCGGGAAGCTCGTTTCGGAACGGGAAATGCTTCTGAATATCATGGCCGACGGCTTTGTTGACGATACAGAAGAGACAGCGTTCCGGAAGATCGCAGATGACATGCACGAGCTGATAGGCAGATTTAAGAACATGGAAATCCAGGTAGAAAGGTTTAGGTCAGAGCATGGCAAAAAAAGGCATTGTTGAGGAGCTGGAATTGGAAGAAAGGTCATACTACAAGGCTGAAGAAGTCGGACGGATGCTTGGAGTAGGGAAGTCGAAGGCCTACAGAGTTTGCCAGAACCTGAGAAAAGAATATCAGGCAAAAGGGCTGCTCTCCAAGGACTACCCCGCAGGGCGGGTCCCGAAGCGGATTTTTAATAGGAACTTCATGATCGAGGAAGGAGTGGTTTGAGTGTACGGTTACATCTGCCCGAAGTGCGGAGCACATCTGGATCCGGGAGAAACCTGTGACTGCATCGAAGAACAAAAGGAACGAGTAGAGAAGGTTAAAGATTCTGAGAGGAAGCTGATCGAGTTCCTGATTGAGGGCAAGGACGGACAGCTGAAGATAGCAATTTGAAAGGGGATATGAAATGAGGGACATCTTAGATGATTATATCGAGAGCAAGGTAAGAATCGGAGAAATTGGTGTTGCCGTCGTTGCAACCGGAGTGATCACTAAGCTGATCGATGTTGCAGGGCTGGCCGATCAGGTTACATCAGCGTTCGAGTGGTTTGCCATTGTAGCAGCTCTTCTGTGGCTCTCCTATTTCGCCGCCGGAAGCATTCACGATTGGTATGCCGAGAGACGGGAGAAACATTATGTGACAGTAAAACTTGATCGGGAGGACGTGGCATGAACCACCATATGACATTAAAACTCTCGTCCCTGGATGGCACCACGTTGACGGACGATAGCACCAGGACGAGAGTTGTCAGAACTAATCAGCTTAACCAGTCGGTGAACTGAAATAAGCCATCAGCATCTCCGAGTATAGCAGAGATGCCCCAAAAAATCAATTACCGGAGGTACATCTATGAACGAGTCTACTACTATCGTCGAGCTGGGAAAACAATACCCGGCACAGCAATTCAATCTGCTCGGGAACAACGCCGTCATGGTAAAGATCCCGGCCATCAAATCCCCTGTGATCCAGGTGATTCAGCTCAATCCTGAACCCGGTGAGGGAGATGTCTACTTTGAGAAGCGTACAAAACTTCTTGCGATCACCAAAAACGGCCTGAAGAAGCTGGCAGACGGAGCCGGGATCAAGATGATCTCTTCCGAGCACGTCATTCCGACTACATGCCAGAAATGTTCTGCGGCCAATGCGGCGTCGCGCACGGCTCCCAGATGCTGGGAATGCCCAAACAAAGACGTTGCATACCGCGTAACAATCGCGGTTCCGCAGCTTACAGGAGAGATCATCACAGTCGAGGACACGCACGAGATCATCATTGAAGATGCCACCCGTGGCATGACAGAAAACCAGAGGAATGAGTTTATGAAGCATCGCTCCCAGATCTGCGAAGCCAAGGCGCTCAACGGCGCGATACGGACAGCACTTCATGTCAAGGCGGGTTATACGCGCCAGGAATTGATGAAGCCATTCGTAGTCGCCTATCTCGTTCCAAACCTCGATCAGGCAGACGTCAAGAGGGCCGCAATCGAGGCGATGTTCGCTTCATCCTCCAACCTGTTTGGAGTGACACCCGCCATCAAAGCTCCGGATATCGCGCAGATCGAATCCCGTGTTCCGGAAGTGGCGGCGATTGAAGCTTCAGACGGCGAAAACTACGACCAATATGTGGACGGCACCTATCAGGACGCCTCCACTCCCCAGCTGACACAGGATGCTCCCTTACAGCCTGTGTATCAGCAAACACCGAACGCGATGCCGGCACAGGCGCAGGCTGCCTCCCAGCAGTTCTCAAACCCAAACTCCCACGCGCCTGTGCAGCACGCCCCCTCAGGCCAGAGAACAAGGGCTGTAGACTTCCAGTGCAGCAAATGCGGATCCGTGATCAATGAAAAAGTCTGGAGCTACTCTCAAAAGTTTATGGGACAGCCTCTCTGTTATAAATGCCAGCAACTGGTAAGGGGAAACCAGCGATGAAAAATCTCATCATACTCCCTCCATCAGGAAACCCTGAAACCCTTGACCTGGAGCAGACCGAGGATCCGGGTCTGGCCATCAGGCAGGCAATCGGGAAGTACTGCACGGACACGAAGGCGGTCTTCCCGGAAAGGCTCTACAGCATATGGCATAACTCAGACACGCCAGGCGAAGAGCCGGGAAAGGCTGTCTGCATGCTGACAGATAAATACGAAGCATGGAGGAAGGATTACCCGGTCAACCTCGTGGCAAGCTGGCTTTACGGTACGGAGATCCACAAGATCCCGATCCGCGGCACCGTTATCTTTGCAGGAGTGGCAAGCGAAGACGAAAACGGAGTCAACTTATGCGGCCTTGATGATTATGTCGGGCTGGCGCTTCTATCAAACCTCATCACAGCATCCCGCAGAATGGCACAATGCGGGAAAGAAAGGAAAAACACATGATTAAACTCCTTCACACTTCCGATTGGCATATCGGAAACTACAAAGGCCCTGTCAAAGAGGGCGTCAATCTCAGGTTCGCGGACATCGCGAACTGCCTCTCTTCTCTTGTCGAACAGGCAAGGACAGAACAGCCAGACGTCATAGTGATCTCCGGCGACATCTTCAATCAGGCTGAAGTCCAGGCCAACAGAGTTTCACAGGAAGTCGTGCTTGCCGAACAGACTATCCGGGGCCTGGCTGATACCACCAATAATGTGATCGTCCTTCGCGGCACACCAAACCACGACGGAGCCGGGCAGTTCCGGCTTCTGGAAGAACTCTTCCGCGATGATGCGAAGGTTAAGATCGCGACCACCCCGCAGGTGATCCAGACAGCATATGCGGATTTCGCGTGTATCCCCGGATTTGACAAAGGTGTTTTCCGTGCGAAGTATCCTGGTCTCACATCGGAGGAAGAGAACCAGGTATGGACCGAAGAAATCGGAAAGATCGTCCTCGGACTGCGAATCCAGTGCGAAGAAGGAAAGCCTGCGGTACTGGCCGCACACTACACTGTTCCGGGTTGCAACACAGAATCCGGACAGACCAGTTTCTTTGCCAACTTTGAGCCGGTCATTCCGACCGAGGTTCTCCGCGCTGCTCAATTCGATGCAGCCTGCCTCGGCCATATCCACAGGCCCCAGCTGGTGTTCGGATTTGAAAACGTGTACTACGCCGGGGCGATCAATGCCCTCAACTTCAACGACGAGGGACAGGAACGTGGCTTCTATGTCCACGAATTTGACCAGAGACGGCTTGTAAACTCCACCTTCCATATTCTCCCGTACCGGCCTCATGTGACGCTGAAATGGGCTCCTGAGGACGTTACTGAATACCTCCAGTCTCCTACGCTGTATGTCGCGGCACATCAGCTGAACGATGTGGTGGCCGACAAGATCGTCCGGGTGCATTTCAAATGTACTCCGGAGCAGAAGGAAGCCATGAACATTCCGCTGCTCCAGTCACAGCTTTATGAGGCAGGGGCTTTCTATGTTGCTGAGATCGAGGCCGACACCACGGCAGAGGTCACGAATAAGGATCTTCTTTCCGAAGAATCGGATCCGCTTGCAAACCTGAAGAAATGGCTTGAAGAAAAACAGTTCCCGGATCCGAACGAGATCGCCGAGCTTGGCGAACCGATCATCAGGAAAGCACAGATGTTGGCGGTCACATCGAAAGTGCATGGTGTGTTCCGTCCGGTTCACATCAAGGTCCACAACTACCGGAACTATAAAGACGCAGAATTCGACTTCACGGACATCAAGTTCTGCACGATCAATGGCCAGAACGGAGCCGGTAAGTCCTCTCTCTTCATGGACGCAATCATTGACGCGCTTTACGAGGAGCCGAGGGAAGGAGACCTCAAGGGCTGGATCCGCGCCACAGAGGACGCAAGAGGTGGCTCGATCGAGTTCGTTTTCGACATCGGGGAAAGCCGGTTCCGCGTGGTCCGGACGAGAGTAAAGTCAGGCAGGGCAACGCTGAACATATCACAGCTCGGCAAAGATGGCGTGACATGGGAGAACAGGTCAAAGGAACGTTTCGCAGACACACAGGAAGAAATCATCAACATTATCGGGATGGACAGCATGACATTCCGCTCCTGTGCTCTCATCATGCAGGATCAGTACGGGCTCTTCCTGCAGGCAAAGAAGGAAGACCGTGTTTCAATCCTTGCCAACCTTCTCGGCCTCGGCATTTACCAGTACATGGAAAAGATCGCCAGGGACAATCTGGCAGACGTCAAGAGGGCACTTGCCGCCGCGCGTGAGGACGTCAGGATCCACACAGAGCAGATCAACCAGAAGGGAGATCCGGAAAAGGAGCTGCAGGATCTGGAGACGATGCTCAGCTCATTCCGGAAGGAGGGCGAAATCCTTCAGGCAAAATATGATCTTCTCAAGGAAAAATCCGCTTCTTACGCGAAAGCACTTGAGGAATACCAGAAGGCTTCAGCAGAAAGGGATAAGAAAAAGGCTGATACAGAATCTGATGAAAAGGCCATTTCGGAGCTGAATACGAATATCCAGGCATGCGATATGCAATTGGCCAAATCAGAGGAGATCAGGAAAAAAGCTGCCGAATGCGAAGAAGCCGAAAGCCTCATGAACAGCTTGCATGCAGATGTGATCCGCAGGGATGAGATTGTCAGCCAGCAGGAACAGAAGCAGCGCGAAGCTGTCGCGCTCAACCTCAGGGCAGATTCATTAAGGACATCAATCGAGGCATCAAAGAAGAAGATCGACAGCCTCCGTGGAGATTCCGTTCCGGCAGACATTGACCAGAAGATCGCTGACCTCGCCACTGCCAGAAAAGAAATGGAAGCGCTGCGGGAAAAGAAGGATCAGGAATCGGCGCTTATGGCAGCATCAGCTGATGAGATTTCCAAAATCCAAAAAGAAGTCATGGGCTACATGTCAGATCAGCGCTTAAAGGATGCGGAGTTCAGCCGGTGCATGGAGCAGAAAAAATTCCTTGAAAACTCCGGATGCCCGATCGTGGAGACGGCAACATGCAAATTCCTTGCTCAGGCGAAAGCCGATGCAGATAAGGTCGCAGATCTGAGAGCTGTCGTGAACGGACTTGGAGTCGCTATCATAGACGCACAGGAACGGCTGTGCGATCGGAAGGAAGAGCTTGAGGCAAAGCGGAAGGAAATCGGATACAGCGCCGAAAAGGAATCGGAGCTGGTATCACTTATCAACACCCTTACGCCTTATGAAACAATCAGAAAACAGCATGAAGATGCGGAACGAGCTGTGAGCCGTTTAGAGGGCGAGATCATATCTACCCAAGAATCACTTAAGCAATGCGAGGAAAAGGCCGTAGAGGTCAAATCAGAGGCTCTCAGGCTTGCAGAAACGGCGAATACCCTCTCAGAATCCGTGGCGAAGTACACACAGGCGAAGGCCGTGCATGGCACTCTCCTGCCATACATCTCGCAGCGGAATGAGATCCCTCTCTGGGAGGAACGCCGGAAGCACTATCAGGAGAACCTTGAAGCGGCGAAGGCAAAGCGAACCGAAGACGAGCACGCTCTGACGGATGCCATCGTCCGCATGACAGGCGCTAAGACAGAACTTGACACCTTTGATTCCGACATCGAAGAGAAAATGTTCGACATGGAACTGAAGCTGAAGGCAAACGCCCAGACTCAGGAACGGCTGAACATCACGAAGGGCACGCTCACTCAGAAACTGGAGGACATCGGGTCGTTGAAGGAACAGATCTCCGTCCTCCAGAAAAAGATCGATGCTGACGCGGTTCTCTCGGTCAGGTATGACGCGCTGAAGCAGGCCTTCAGTCAGGATGGGGTTCCTCACCAGATCATCAGGAACATCATTCCTCATATCACCGATACGGCCAACTCGATCCTCGGATCAATGACCGGCGGGACGATGGGCGTGGAGTTCGTTCTGGACAAGATCGTGAAGGGAACAGGGAACGAGAAGGCGACCCTTGATGTGCTGATTGACGAGTACGGAAAGACAAAGCTGCCTTACGCAGCGAAGTCCGGCGGTGAAAAGGTTAAGTCCTCTCTCGCCGTTATCCTCTCCCTTTCAGAGATCAAAGCAACCGCCGCCGGGATCCAGCTGGGCATGCTCCACATTGACGAGCCACCGTTCCTGGATGACGAAGGCACACAGGCATATGTCGACGCAATGGAAGCGATCAGGCAGAGATACCCGAACATGGAAATCATGGCAATCACACATGATGATGAGTTCAAGGCCAGGTTCAGTCAGAGCGTCACAGTAACAAAGGACGATGACGGAAGTCACGTCCAGTGGGATTAATGGGGAGGTGGTGATGTGCCAAACAGGATATTGAAAGAGAGCATCTGCCGAAGCGATGAGATCGATTCCTTATCCTGGTTTGAAGAGTGTCTGTTTTATAGGCTGATCGTCAATTGCGACGATTACGGAAGGTTCGATGGGCGGGAGAAGATTATAAACAGCATTTGTTTTCCTCTCAAAGATATCAGAGACTCCGATCTAAAGAAGGCCCTCGATAAGTTATCCGCGGCAGGACTGGTACAAAGGTACGTGGTACAGGGAAGACCCGTCCTGCAACTGGTAACATGGGAGCGCCACCAACAGATCCGGGCCAAGAAAAGCAAGTATCCTGCACCTGATGCAACTTGCATGCAAATGATATCAGATGATTTCAAATGTCCCCGTAATCCAATCCAATCCAATCCGAATCAGAATCCGAATCAAAATATATGCTCAGAGCCGGTTGGCTCCGAGCAGGTTCTGGAGGATAGCCAAAAGATGCCGGCAAGAAACAAACAGCGAGAAGCAAACGAACTGTTTGAGAGGTTATGGGACAGATACCCGAACAAAAGGGGCAAAGGAAACGTCAGTGATGCAAAGAAAAGAGCTCTGCTTGAAATCGGGGAAGAACAAATGATGCGTGCCATCCAGCGTTATGTCGATGAACACAATGCAAGGGAACGCAGTGGAGCATTCACCCCGAACTGGAAGAACGGCAGCACTTTTTTCAATAGTGGATATCTGGATTATCTGGATGAAAACTACTCTCCTGCGCCAGTTGAGAATCAGGTACGGCACAATAATTTCCAGAATTTTGAGTCAAGCGGAACAGACTGGGATGCCGTGTCAGATCAGATAATCCTTGCACAGGAGGAATCAATGCAGGAAGGAGGTGGAACATGAACATCCGGGCGCAGAACGAGAATGAAAAAGCCTTTCTGGACATCATACAAAGCATGACCGGAAGCTATCAAACCTGGCAGGTGTGGTCGGATGTCCTTGCAATTATGGCGATCACGGTTAGCAATTCCGTGGATAAGCTGGAAGATCGCCGGGAACGGAGGGAACAGGAATACCTGGAGCTGATCAGAAAGCATGATCCTGACAAAGTGGCCAGGCTTTTTGCCGCTTTAGTCAAAGCATTGGATGACAACCCTGATCAGGACTTTCTGGGGAGTATGTACATGAGGCTTAATCTTGGGAGCCATTGGCATGGACAATTCTTTACTCCGTATGACGTCTGCAGAATGAGCGCAGAAATCACAGTGGATGTTGAGAAACTGAAAGAGCAGCCGCGATACATATCCCTCTGCGATCCGGCGATCGGCGGCGGCGCCATGCTGATCGCAGCGGCCCGGGTGTTACAGAGAGCAGGTATCAACTACCAGACACAGGCATGTTTTGTAGGCCAGGACATTGACCGTATTGCAGGTCAAATGGCTTATCTACAGATGTCACTGCTCGGGATGCCGGGGTATGTCGTTATAGCAAACACTATCACGGATCCGATTGTTGGCGGACCTTTGAATCCGATTGAGAAGCCGTCGCAGGAATTCTGGTATACGCCGTTCTGGTACACAGATGTCTGGCAGATGCGCCGGGTCTGGTACAGCATGGACAGCATGATAAGGAGATCCAAGACGGTACGGGAAAACGCCGTGGTTATAGACACAGATAAGGCAGCAAAACGGCACGATAGTTTCACATTCTTTTTCAATTTCGAGGAAGGGGAACAAAATGTCAGAACTAACCAAACAGCAGAAAGCGTCTGAAAAGCTGGATGCTATGTATGCAGGAATTCCAAAAAAAGAGGAACAGCAAAGATTCCTCGCTGAGAAGATCGTCGAATATCTGAAAAGCCGCATCGCCGAAGATGAAGGCCTGGCAGAGGATATTCTTAAGGCCGGAAAGGACTGGAGCGGATGCAACAGCTATCTATTCAGCCAGGCGAAGGCGGCAGCTAAAGGTGGACGCGGATTCTACGCGGAGGGTGGAACAATCCTTGAATGGGCTGAAGACTATTTCCGCAGTAACACCAAGGCAACCGGTAAGGCCCCTGCACTTGCAAAAAAGGCCTCAGGCAAGGTTAAAGCTGCAAAGCCGAAGGATTCCAAGTCCGACATGGGAAAGGCCACAGAGAAGGCCGCAGCAACGCCTGAGGAGCATGAGCCGGACATCTTAGCAAAACCAAAAACACATAAAACGCCGAAAAGAACCAAGAAACAGACAGATGAGGAAATCGGACAAATGACTATCTTCGATCTCCTTGGAGGCGTCAATGGATAAGAAAATGCTCCGGCAGATACCACAGCCTGAGACAAAGCCGGAGTATATAGAGATGGCCAGAAGCCTGCAGGCAAAAGACCGCTGGCTGCTTCAGGTGAACGAAATGGACGGAATCCTGCAGGTCATTGCATGGGACGCAGATAAACTGCGGAACGGAAAAGGCGCAGAAGCAAGGTACAGATTCTTCATTGGAAACGATGATTACATAACTCAGGATCTGTCTGTCAAAAAAACCAAGTGGCTGACTGGTAAGGCTTCCAACATCCTACACCTTGGTTACTGGAACAACGGATGGGCTGGTACGACATTTGTAAACACACAAAGCAGGGAACTGTTTGAGAAGAGATTTCCTCCGAAAAGACGGGACTGGTGGAGTGAAAAAGTCGAACCGTCACCTTTGCTCACACTGGAAGAATGGCAGAACACGATTCTGCAGAGAAGACTGAATGAAAGGTATGACCGGGAACTGGCCCACACAAACCAGATGATGCAGCTCGTCCCGGACCTCCCGGAAGACTTTGAGACGTGGATCCACGACTATGGCATGAGGACACACAGGTATCTGGTCTATGACGGTAACAGCCATAAGCGGATCCGGGAAGCGTTCTGTACAGAATGCGGGCAGCACATGGAGATCGACTCCAAAAAGATACGGCTACGGATGAATGAGTGGGGAGAATGCCCTTGCTGCTCCAGCCCGGTGGTCATGAAGACTATAAAGCGCTGGCACGACCATGAGACCGGTCGGTGCGACATTACCATCGTCCAGAAGCTGGATGACGGAAGGCTGCTGTTCCGTTGCTTCATGGTTTTCTACGACTTCCACAAAAAAACATTCCCGCTTCTGTCAATCACGAAGAAGCAGTCATACTACGAAATCTACAGGGTATTCATAGACGGGAGGATGTGGGAATCCTTTGAGCATGCGGAGTACAAAACGTCGCGGAAAACCTGTTGGTGCCCGGACACCGGAAAGAATAACATCGAGAAATTCATCATTCGGCGCGATGGCCTTCGTGAGCTTCTGGCAGGAACTCCTTACCAGTACAGCGGAATCGAAGTGCTGCAGGAAAAGGAGGAATTCAAGAGCATTGAGCCTTTCCGTTACCTTCGCGCTTATGAGAAATGCCCGGAGCTTGAAATGGTGGTTAAGGCAGGGCTGACACGCCTGGCGCATGAAATCATGCACGACGTCCTGTACTGGCACTATAAAGGGATTCCGAAAGAATTAAAGACACTCTCCAAGCAGCACCTCCGTATGCTCCGGAATATGAACGGCGGGAAAAGCATGATAGATCTCCTTCACAAAATCGAACTCGGAAAAATACAGATTAGAGAAAGGGATCTTGAAGAGTTTGTTAATTGCTTCGGACCGTCTGAACGTACCCTTCATGACTTCATCATTCATGAGGTTCCGGTAAGAAAATTCACCCGGTATGTCATGAAGCAGACAGGACGCAGAAAGAAGGACATTTCATCAAGGGCAGACTTCATGCACGACTGGAAAGACTACTGGGGCTGGTGTGAGGAGCTGGGCTATGACATGCACGACGAATACGTTATGATGCCGCCGCACTTCAGAACAGCCCATGACAGGGTATTGAAGGAGCTTGAAGCCAGGCGCGACGAAAACATGAGGCAGGCCATGGAGGAAGTCAACAGGCTATTTGAAGAACAGATGCAATCTATGCACAAAGAAATCACGGAAGATCCGATAAAGCTGAAATCCAGAAAATATATGCTCGTACTCCCATCGTCGGCAGACGACCTGAAGCGCGAAGGGCAGACACTGCATCATTGTGTGGCTACTTACGCGGACCGGGTAGCGAAGAAACAGACCATGATCCTGTTTGTAAGAAAGGTTGATGCTCCGGAGGAACCGTTCTTCACGATGGAGTGGCGCGATAACCGGGTAATCCAGTGTCGCGGATCACATAACTGTGACATGCCTGGAGACGTAAAGGCTTTTGTCAGTGCATTTGAGAAGCAGATGCAGAAGGCGCGGGAAGAAAAACCGCCGAGACTGAAAGTGAGGGCGGGCTGATGAAGAGGCAGACAATACGGAGCATTCGGAAAGGATCCGTCCAGTGGAGCGAAGAGGACCGTCTGAACTTGGCAACGCTTCTGGTCAAATGCGGGTATTCGGTCAGGATAAACCGCCAGCCAGTGGAAGGATCCGAAGGTAAGAAGAACGCACAGATGGAATACACAGTCGAATACTGGGAGGACAACGATGCAGTACACGAGGATTGAATGGGCTGAATACACGTACAACCTGATCACCGGATGTGAGTATGGCTGTGATTACTGCTACGCAAAGCGCCTCGCAAAAGCACAGAGCGGCGATATCCGAAGGCATATGGCCATGAAAGATGTCTACTCGGAAATCAATGGATGTTATGACCTGCTCTCTCCGATCAGGGATGAGAACGGGAGGACCGTTGAATATCCTTTCGGGTCCTCTCCTACTCTCCACAGGTACAAGGCAGATGATTACAGGCCGATCCGCGAGAGCCGGCGCGTACTGGTGAACGCGATCTCTGACGGGTTCGGAGACAGCATCCCGGACGATTGGATCCGCTTTGTTTTCGAAACATGTGCTGCGACACCGCAGCATTACTACATGTTCCTGACGCGGAACCCGAAAAGGTACGGGGAGTTGGACCTGCCTGAAGGCAACCATTACTGGTATGGCGTAACAATTACGAACAACCGAGATCTTGAGAAGATTGACATGCTTCCTCCAGGAAGGAAAACCTTCATCAACTTTGAACCGCTGATGGAGAACATTTTCCTGTCACCAGAAGACCTGAAGGGCGTGAATTGGATTACGATCGGCGCCATGACCGGGAAGGTAAAGAACAAAGTGGTTACGCAGCGGGAATGGGTTGAATCCATCCTATCGCTCGCAAGCGAGATGGGAATTCCGGTATTCATGAGGGAAAACCTCAACGCGATTGTCGGCGAGGATGAAATGTCACGGGAATATCCAGAAGAACTCACCCTTCGCGGGATGGGAAGGCTTCAGTCATGGCTTACTACCGACAGGTGCATGGAGTGCAGGAGGAAACTAAAAAAGCACAGCATGGTAACGCTGCAGGCCAGGGTCGGGACTTCCTACAAGGAAAAGCGGTATACCTGCATCCGGATCGGTGCTATGTGCTTTAAGTGTTATTCAAAATTCTGCAAGGATCACAAGATATACGGCTTTGAGGAATACCTAAAACATGAGAAGGAGATAGAAAATGGCAAAGAAAAGAAGCTGCCGGAGAACGAGTGAAGAAAATGCAGCCCACAACATGGCTGTCAGGATCAGGAAAATGACAGACATGCAGATCACTGAGTATATGGATGAGATTCGTAAGAAGGCATATGCAGAGGCTGTTGATGACATCAGCGATACCAGGAAGGCCTTATGCGATTCATGCGACAGAAACAAGCCTGCAGAAAAAGATCCGACTGCGCAGGATTTCATCGATGTTCTGAAAAAAGAAAAAATCCCGGGAGTCGGGGCTGTAACAATCAACAAGCTTCTGGAGGTTGCGAAGAGATATGGATTCATACAGCAGGTCGCTTCAAGGTAAGCAGTCACGCTCGGACGGGGCGTACTTCGAGGCCATGATTGAAGATGCCTGCAGGTTCTACGAAAACAAAGGCATCTGTGCGATCGACAAGACCCCGGAGCCGATGCGGATCCTGAAGCCTTATGACCGGAAGAAAGGCCAGTTCATAGCATGCTTTGCAAAGCAGGCCCAGCCGGATTTCAAGGGAGCTCTCCAGGATGCGACCATGGTTCTGTTCGATGCGAAGCACACGGACGCCGGCCAGATCCGTAGGAGCGTGATTACAGAGGAACAAGAGGAATGCTTTGAGAGATATTCCAAAATGGGAGCCTTCTGTTTTCTGGTGATATCACTGGAATTTAAGGACTTCTACCGGGTCCCGTGGGTGGTATTCCGGGATATGAAAAAGATCTATGGCCATAAGTATATGGACAGACGCGACCTGTTCCGCTACCAGATAGTTTTCAAGAATGGGATCCTCCGCTTCCTTGACGGGGTGGAGCTGAGAGGAGATGACGAAGACGATGAGGATTAACAGATACGAACTAATGAGGGCCATTGATAAGTCTAAGGGAATTGTTCAGAAGAACGACTCCATTCCGGCTCTCTCAGCGCTTTTGATAGATGGGCAAAGAGCTATTGCATCCAACATGGAGATTACCTTAGAGGTCAAATTAGAGGCTTCTGGAGGCACTTCTCTCCTACTGCCCATGAGGGCATTTGACATGGTGAAGAACCTGCCGGAAACAGAGCTGGACATCGAGCAGGACAATGATCAGACAGTTGTGATCCGTTCCGGGAAGACGACCAGCAGGTTCAGCAGTTACAAAGCGGTCGACTTCACGCTCAGGAGAGATCGGCCCGATGCAGAAGGAGCTGTCCTTCCTGGCGGGAAGATGCTTGAAGCATTCTCAAAAGTCGTATTCGCTGCGGATGAGAATTCGACAAGACGTGAGCTGACCGGCGTCAACCTCCTATCTTCCGGCGGGATCTTCACGATTACGGCAACTGACGGGCACATGGTTGCCATTGACGAGGTTATCGCTGACGGAGTGCCAGATATGGACCTGATCATTCCGAAGAACACGGTGAGAAAGCTGATCGGAATGGATATGGATGACAACATCACCCTTACCTATGACAGCCATAGCGCGGTTTTTGAAACGGACGCATACACGATCTATTCCAGGCTCATCGATGGAAAATACATAAACACAGCGCAGCTGTTCGTGCCTGAAGACCAGCTGCAGACGATTCGCATGGACCGTAAGGATCTGGTCTCAGCACTTACAAGGGCAAACCTGTGTAACTCGGACGATGTAAAGCACGCGCTGGTGGTACAGCTGAACGGCCAGACAATGGACATGACACTGGTGGCAAGCACGAGCGGATATCACGAGATCCTGGAAGTAGATACTGAATTCAGCGGAGACATGAAAATCGGCATGAATCCAAAGATGCTTCTGGAAGCCCTCAAAGGATATTCGGGAGACATCATCACTCTGAAACTGATGGGGCCGAGAACTCCGGTTTACATCTCGGAAGAAGAATCGGCACTGAAAATGATAGTGCTGCCAGTGAACATAACATAAGCGCCGCCGATACATCACAATAATGGCGCTATCACACAGGGAGCGGAAGGTGGCCTCCCGCTCCCGGAAAGGAGGGAATATGGAATACCAGAAACTGCTGGACTGCCCGTTTTGTGGAGAGATCGCAACGCTGACGAGGGACGAGAGAACATCGCCGCCATCATGGAAGGTGGTCTGCACTTTCTGCGGGGCATCTAAAGGAGGGGAATCGTTCCAGTATTCGAGTCCTGAAGCAGCTGTCATAGCATGGAACACACGACTACAGAACAGGGAGATATCAAGCAAGGAGGAAGGCACCAGGTAATTGATATGGGGAAAAAGAAACAGGCAAACGTTATAGACAGTCGAAGATGGTGTAACGGCTTTACATGCAGGCATTACCTATGCAGATACCACCCGGCCAGTATACCGCAGAAGTATCGGAATTCAGTTTTCAGATACGTGGATCCAAACAACTTTAATCATTGCGAAAGATGGGAAGCTGTTGCGGCCAGACAGGAGCAGGAAAAACGAAAGGAGCAGAAAAATGCGGATAACGATTTATGAATTTGCTGCACTCTTCTCTCTCCTTGCGGTTGGCTATGCTGCAGGCTGGTGTTTCAAAGGACTTTGGGACAGAGAAATGGACGACATATATATCGAGAATATCGTAGAGGAATTCAAACGACAAGAGGGAATAACGGAGGATAAGGAATGAATGGAGGATATTGTGATATTTGCGGCCAGCCGCTCACAGACGCATCTGGACGCTGGGATTTCGCTGGGAAAGACAGAGGCATAAATGCTATTCCCGGCTGTGTTGCAGATCTACACATCAAGTGCTGTGCATGGTGTAAGGATTGCATCGATGAAGCAGTCAGGAAAGTGTCGGAGAAGAACACTGCGAAAAGGCAGAAATTGTAAACGATCCTCATGACGGACGAGGAACAGAACTAATCAGAACAGAAAGGAGCTATCAGCAATGAAAGAAGGATATTATGCGGAGATCTTTTTCCACGGAGACGTGACGAAGATCCCGATCACAAAACCAGTGCATCTCAGCCGATTCGAATATGACTATCTCATGGCGCAGAAAGATGTCGATACCCAGAAATGGCATATGAGCCGAATGATCGACATGGGATATTTCAAAGATCTGAGGCCATACTTTGTGTCAGAAAGAACAGACAGAGGGAAGACATGGACTTACGTGCTGATCGGAGTTATCAGGGATCTGCTTTGCGCGGATGCATTTATTATAGACGGAAAGGAGGCTGAAGCATGAGGGTATCGTCAGAAAATCATGATGGAATCATCGTGATTGAAGTTCTGCCAGAGGGGCGTGAAGCACAGGCATGTTTGTGGATGCGGGTCTATCTGGATCCGAAGCATGGCCAGATGCTAAGCGATTCGGATATTGGACATTACGCTCATCGATGGCCAGAAAATGGGAAACGCTTCCTGAAGCTGATGTCATCTGTCGGCGCCAGTTATGTGATGGAAAAGTGCTGTCACGATCAAAAGGAATATGACGCCGACAGCATCGTGGAAGATATAAACGATTATTTCAGCGATATCGATGAATGGGAAAACGAATCGGATAAAGAAGACTGCCGGAACTTCCTTGATGAACTAAGTTATTGTTCCTCCGTCTTCGATATAGACAGAGTCTTCCACGATACGGCATTCGATTACGGCAATGCCTGGGAATGCATCAGGAAATCATATACGCCGTGGCAGAAAAGATGGGCTGAATATTTCCACAAATATGTTGAGCCTGAAGTGGCGAAGTGGATATCGCGATGGGAGGATGACGCTGATGAAGTGTGAAAATTGCCCTGCGGGATGGGAAGACAGGGACTACGAAGGTGAGTGCAATTCCTGCGGTTGCCTCATACTCGGGAACGATATGTTTGATGATAACTGTAGGCTATCCGCAGACGAGATAGATAAAAGGCTTGCACAGCTTAAAGCGTATGAAGACGGGAAGATTGACCGTCCTCAGTGGGTAGTGAACAGATTCATCCGGGAGATGGATAATAAATGGCAATTTGGCCACAGCCTCGGAATCTTCCTGCCTGCGTTCCCACCACCAAGAATGCACAATGGCTGCTATCAGAGCATATATTCCAGCATTGGGCTGAATGATTCAGTGGAGATGATAGAAAATCGGGTCAGGCGTAATTACGAAGAAGGGGCCAGAACGCCAGACGAACTGCTTGATGAATTCTATGGA